GTTAATGTTGCACCGCTATTGCCAATTGTACCCGCATTTACTGTAGCAGCAGCTACCGTTGAAGCAGTTACCGTTGTAAAAACACCGCTATTTGCAGTGTTAGCACCAATAGCGCCAGTTAAATAACCGCTTACTTGACCGCCATTAGTAGTTGTAATACTGGTAAATGCAACCGAAGTATTGACAGTTAAACTTGATAATGCGCCATACACTGTGCGCCAAGTTGTGCCATCATATACGTTTAGGTATTTGTATGTATTGTCCCACCAAAGCTGACCTTGTAGCGGATTAAGCGGATAATTGCCAGCAGAGTTACTAAAATTTTCTAATAGATATACAAAATTTTCATTAAGTGCCGTGCCATAGTTTGTTAAACTGTGACCAATTAATGTCAAGCTTGTTGCACTTGTATTGGCGGTTCCATCTGCTACGATTGCTAGCTGCGAACCATTATATTTATTAACTACATACGATGCCATTGCGCACTTCCCACAAAGTATTTATGGGTTTATGATACTAATCTAATGCTTACATTTACAGTATTGTTATCGATTTGGTCATTTTGGTCACCAACCCATACACATTGTAAAGTATCGCCTGCATTACATTGCAAATATCCGCTAGCGGTAAGTGGAATTTTGGAAGAAACACTGCCTCCACCACTTGTAACAACGTTTTCACTGATTACTGATGCTAAGATACCTGAATCTGCTTGATTCTTCCACCATTTAAGCGTAGTATTAATTTGATTATTTGGACTTGAAGGATTTCCAATAGTAGATAAACTTGCACCTACTTGATAAATTCCAGCAATAGGGCATGTAAATTGTCCTGTAGTCGTATTAAAACAACTTCCAGTATTCAACGATGGCGCAGTATTGGTTATAGTATTTGGTGAATTTAATCCACTACTTGTAGTAGCACCCGTAGCACCAATAAGCTGCAACACAGGATTATATGGCGCACTTACACGTCCATAAGGATCAACAATAAAATTATTATTACCACCAATCTGCACAATAAAACTATTAGTTCCACTGACACGATTTAAACCATCATATGATGTAAGCGGACCAATTGTAATCCAATTTAACTGATCAAAAAATTTCAACTGTTGGTTAGTACTATCCCACCACAAATCATTTTGTTGAGGATTGGATGGCAGTGTGCTACTGAAAAGAATATTTGGTAAATCTTGCCAATATGACGCTGTGTTGCCGCCTCTATAATATTTTAATAGATTGTTTCCGCTGTCATACCATAGTTGGCCGATGAGAGCATTATTTGGACTAGTTGTGTTAGAAAAATTCTCTAACATGCTTACTAAATTTTGATTTAACAATGAACCATATGTTGGGAAATTTTTTCCAATAAGAGTAATACTTGTAGCGGTAGTATTAGTTGTACCGTCTTGTATTGTTGCCAATGGTGTTGAGTTGGTATGATTAATGTAAAATGTCATTGGTTATACCTGTGATGTTAGGTTGGTTAAAGTTTGCACACGCACTGTATAATCAACTTGGATAAGACGATTTAAACTTTTCTGAATTGGATGAAAAATAACATGAGTAATTAAATTACCAGCATCTACGCTATTGCCATTCCATGCTTTCAATCCAAGTTCATCAAAAACAAATGAATCATTTAAATTAGTAGTATTATCGAATGCCTGCTGTCCATTTGGTTCGCCATAATCTAGCGTACAAGTAATAAAGATATCACTATACACAGTGCCGGTAGTGTGACGAATTTCAATTTTATTGCGTGTTGGATCAAGATTGTAGATTGAATTAGGATCAACTACCTTGTAATAAGTTTGATTATAAAGCGAACTGTTGCTACCACTTGTATTAGTTGGAAGATAAGTTATAACACCAGTAGGATCAACGGATGTTCCGCCATTTCCAAATGCCATTTCACTAATCCAACCTTGTTGATTATTGCTCATTGCCTGTGCAAGAGACAATGAGAAATTTTCATAATGAATTGCGTTGCGTTTATTAACAAATACCTCTCCTGTTTTTGGGTCATGTATTTTTATGTGTCCTTGCAATAAAATACCTGATTGTTCATTAGGTTTGGTCATCTTTGTTTTTCCTGCGTTTTCTGTAGTGTTATTTATTGGTTTATTTACGGTGCTATTATTCATTATGCTTGCCTAATAAAAGTTGCTTGTTGAGTATTACTTACTTGAAAACTTTCACCAATATTAGTAAAAAATTTACCTTGTTTGAAATTTTGACCAGGATTGATAAGAATACTTGCATTATATTGATTATTCAAGTAAGTTGGACCTTGATTAAAGTTATCGACCAATTTCCAATGTGTGTTATCAGTTGGTAAGTTTCCTACTGTTTGGTTAATTGACTGATACAATTTTCCATTATATGATACAACAGAATTTCTAATGTATATTTTGCTGTTTGAATAATTTTGAACGTTTGTATAATCAGGCACTGTAACAAGTATATCACGACTATTTGGTATTTCCAAAGTACTACTGCTATCTACAATACGAGTTCCACTTTGATGAATAGCCGCTCCTGTACCTGCTGTACCACGACGCAAACCACCCAAACGGTTATTGATTACATCAACTACTGAATATACAATTCGTTCGCCATCAATTATTACAATACCAGGTGTATTAGTATTTGGATCAGGACTTTGTAAATTAGCAACAGATTCACAATAAATCCAATGGTCTATAGGATTAAGGTCTCGTACAAGTGTAGTACTTCTACTTGGTCTAATTGCATAATATCTAGTAACATCTTGAATATCTTTAAAAATGCGATATTCAATTGCTATTTCTCGAATGTTTTGACCAAATATACGCACGATAATTGTACTATTAGGATTGATTTGTAAATTACCACTTAAAGTCAAAGTTGTAGGTGTAGTTAATATAAAATCCTGATATGGAATAAGAGTCAAACCGCCACTTGAAGTAGGTAGAGCCTTAAACGTTACGTATATATTATTAATATCACTGACAGGATATGGCAGATTATAATTTATATTTCCAGAAAGGATATTATTTAATTCAGCATCAAAACCTAAACTATCAAATCCAAAGCTATCCAAACCATCATCAACAAAGTTTGAATTTGCGCTAGAGCCGCTAAACAATTTAGTATATTGTGCATTTACATCATGATTGCCTTGAGTAAGAACAGTTAATATACTGCCTGTTGGAACAATAAGTGATGGATTTAACCAAAGTTGATTGCCATCATATATCTTAAAGTCACTATAATTGCTATCACTAATTACAATTTTGCTTCCTAAATTAGGAGCAACAGTAAAGTTAATAACTGGCATTACTAGGTTTGCAGGATCATGATATATGGTATAATCTATATTTTTAATTGCGGTTTTGCCATTGACAGTAACAATTATTTCACCGTCTTGCAATCCAGCAATATTAGTTTTCCATGAAGTTGTCATACTAAATGCAGTAGTTGTTGCATCTCCTGTATAATAACTTTGTTGCGGAGGAACCAAATCACTGCCGTTTAATCGCACAATTGCATAAGCACTAATTGGCTGTATATACTCTTCTGGATTAGTAAGCGTAAAGTTATAACCAGTTGGATAATTTACTGCACTTATATTAAAGGTTTGTTCATATACTTCACCGTATGCTCTCTGACCAATAGCAAAATTGTATAGATGAACTTGAATATAGCTGCCTGCACTCGGTGCTGTATTAAATCGAACCGCCAGTATATTTTTTCCATCTAATATTTTATTAACAAGTGTCCAATTGCTTACACTTTGTCCATTTAATTTGACATATGCTTGCTCTACTGCAGTTAATACATTGTCAGCGATATCAAAATCAGTTTGAACACCATCTGCCACGTAATCTTGGTCAAACACTGGACTCTTGCCAGTACTACCCCACATTACAACATACCAATATGTACCACGTGTAGGAGTATAATTTACATTAATTGTTTTATTTTGCCAATTAACTGTATAATCCAATCCTTCAGCAATAGGTGATTTTTTAACACTGTCAATGATAAAGAATTTTTCAATACCACCAATTGGCCATGTAACACCTGTTGCAGCAGAATCAAAGCTAAAAGAGTTGATATTATTGTAATTAACGGTGAAAATCTTTAACTCAGCAGCACCATCACTAACTGGCAGTGTTCGCACTTTAATATCTAAAGTATCGTACATGATACCAGGAATAAATTCTTCCGGCGAATGAGTGCTATATTGATCTACAAATTTACCACCATTTATATCAATATCTTCTGGTCTAAAACCTAAACCAGAATCAGTAAAATTGCTGCGTATATAGGTATCTTCAGATTGCGAACCATATACATCAAGCACATTTTCAACATCTTTGGTAATATAGTCATATGGTATGCTATCAAAGTTATTGATATCATAATAAGGTGATTGTTTAAAATCTGGTCCTTTAATACCAACACCACTGTATTCCATACCAATCATAACTTGGGCTAAATCACGACCAGCCATGCCAACTGTTGGACTATAATATGCCCAAACACGGTCAGCAGCATTATCTAACCACAATCCATTATAAACAACCAAGTTGTTAGTATCAAACAACTCATCACTAGTGAATGGTGCTATTGATTTATAACTGGTGTTCTTGTAAATTACAATATCATCAAGTGCATATTCTGTGAATGGATACCATACTTTAACAACAAGTGGCAAGAACTTAGGATAATCAAATGTAGTAGTACTTGTATGCGCAGTTATAACACGATACGGACGCGCTGCATATACAATAACATTGTCAATATTATATGCAGTATTTGCTGCCCAATCTTGAATATTATTGAAATAACTATAACGATCAAATTTAATATAGGTGTTTAAACTACGAACTAACCCATTATTAATAATTGCTACTGCACTTGCGCCTGTTCCTGTTCCATGTATAGTAACGTTAGCGTAAGTATATCCGACACCGCCGTTTGTAACTAAAATTTCTAGTACGCCTGTATTTTGAATATAAACTTTTGCAGTTGCACCAGTTCCATCGCCATCGATTGTAACAGTTGTAGCGCCAGTATAACCAGTTCCACTATTAATTACATCAACTCTTGATGCTGAATATCCATGATTAGCAATCCAAGGTTGATAAACTGATTGAGTTGATAAAATAGTTGTATCAAGTGGATTGTTTAGTTGCGGACTACGATAGCTTTTACTAAAATTATTATAGTATGGTTGCAAATCAAAATCTGTTAAACTTGTATAGGCATAATCTAAATTATTGCTGTTATCATATTTTGCAATATATTGCTTTAACTTAGTATGGAATGGTTTCACTTCATTAAAGAAATCAACCACAATACTTTCTGGTTGCGGTAGATAAACTGGCAACGCATCAAGCCCACGCACACGATGATAAATGTCAATTAAGCTTGTCTTCATTAACCAATCAGTTTGAAGGTGCTGTGTTGCAACTGTATCAATCATTAATTTAATAACTGTTTTGAACTCAGTTCTATATTCGTTTGTTAGTAATAAATTTTGTATAGTTTTAAACACGATAGAAAATTCAAGACTACTATCCGTTGCAAAACCAGTTGCCTCTAGACTACTGCCTTCAAAACCTTGACCACTATCAGCTAAACTATAAAGTTTTGAATTAAACTGAATAGTAGCATTCTGCTGAGCAAGCAGTTCCAATGATGTGTTGCGAACAATAACTATCTTCCAACCATTATTGGTGCTATTCTTAATATAAATTATATCATTAACATTTAAACTTAAATTTCTAAGTTCTGCTTCTGAATTAATAATATGTGTAATTGGATTATCAGAACTATAATCAGCACTGTACCAATCAGCATAACTCCAATAATTGTTCACATTATATTTTTGAACTTGATAAATGTTCCATGTTCTTGTATTTGGAAAAGCAACATTTAATTGATATAGACTCCAGCCACTATTATATGTTGTGCTATCAGATAGCACAAGAACAATATCACCTGCTTTATATGTATTTTTATCCAAGTATCCTAATTCTGTTATATTAGCAACTGAATTTTTATACATGTCAGATGTAGGAATAGGATCAAAATTATTAAGTGCATTTACCGCATCACCACGCGTAAAGACCATTGGATATTTTTGACATATTGAATTAATTTCTTCAATATATAATTTTCTTGCAGTATATTGGTCATTGAATAAGCTTTGGCGAGGTCTAATGCTCATGCCATACTTTTGACCAATTGGTAGCATTGGATCAGGAACAATTCTGCCACTACTATCTTGACCTGTTAGACTATCGTTTAGCTTATTAATAAATTCTACAGCAATTCCCAAGTCAGTACCATCATCGAACATTGTCCATTCGCTGTGAGTAAGCTGTGGTTTAGTAATATTTTTATATTCAACTACTAGATTGGTACTGCTAGTTATTAAACTTTGAGCATTATATATAGCAATAGCACTAGAGTTTATTACTGCAGCAAACGGTTCATTACTGACTCTTGGATTTGCAATAGCAGTTTGTATTTCAAATGCACTTGGTCGATTGCTATCGGCACTGACTCTAGTACTATTTCTTACCCAGAAATAATACTTTGTCACTGTTAAACCAGTAGCATTATCTACTATTACCTTTGTACTATAAACATCATTGATAGTATAGAGTGGTTGATTTAATGGATATCTAGTTGCCCAATCTTTAGGCAATAGGTCACTTTCAACCCATTCATATACTGCTACAGTGCTAGCAGGAAATGCTAATCCCCAATTAGTAAAGTTTTCAAGAGTGCTGCCTTGTGAATTATCATAATACTTTATACTATTAGTATCCCACCATAGCTTGCCAACATGTTCTGAACCCCAATTATTCTTTTTATCATATGCAAAAGAAACAGTTGTTGGGACATTGCTATAAACTGCAGGATCATAATTTGTAGTATAGTCAATATAACTTTCTGCATTAATTGGAAGTTGATTATGTATTAAATCTATAACTGGTAAGTCAGCAATTAATTTGCTCTTTACACTATCATAAATGTATATTCTTTCAACTAATCTGCTGTCATACTTTTCATTTTCACTACGAATAGTATTCCAAATAGGACTGCTATTTTTATTATAAAATGCATACAGCGCACCAGTAGGAGTGTTTAAAACATTTGAATGAGGTGATGTAATAAGCACGAAGTTATCGCTAATATCTATACCAGTGGCATATCTATCAAGCGTTGCTGGATTATTACTGTTCAACAGGGTACCGTAAATAAAGCTACCCATATCATTAGCAGTTTCTGTAGCACTTGGTTGATATTCATAAACGTGCGCAGAACCGCTACGATAAACCGTATCTATAAATCTGATTGTGCCAGCATCGATTCTAGTGGTGCCACTATCAAACACTGTTGTTAATTTGGTATTGCTTAGCGTTGCGCCAACAACAAGAGTGTTGCCATTTGGACTTAGTGCTATAGTTTCACCAAAACGTGATGTATCTTGCAGCACTGGAGCAAATAATTTTTGAGAAAACTGCCAGCTAATAATTCCCATAGCATTTAGTGGATCGCCAATTTCATTGCGCAAACGAATCTTATTAAATGCAAGATGACTATCACTGGTAATTTGTACTGCGCCACTAGCCGTTAAGCTTGCAGTTACGCCAGGCACTGCCCAAAGATTGATATCTTTAACACATTGCGCAGCATTGCCACCCGTAAATGTTACTAACCAATCATTGATACGCATCTGCCAACCAGCAGTCATTGACACATTTGTGTTTGTTCCAGTGGCAACACCATATTGTCTAGGCACATTTACCCAACGGAATACCGCACCATTTTGTGTGGTTCCTTGATTCCAACCAGGTGCTCCACTATATACAGCACAATCATTAGATGAAATTTTCACAGTTTGACCAAGATTACTGTTTTTCTGTCCAATATCAGTAGTTGCAATTTTAGTTACAACAAATTGATTTGTCTCAACACTAACAGTTGCATCTGGCGCTGGTATATTTGCCAATACTATTGTATTAGTAGCATAATTCATCGTAGAACTTACTGGATAACCATCTACAGTCACAGAAGGATTTGTAACAACATATGGCGTAGTAATTGTAGTACTATTGGCAAAGGCATTACTTAATGTAAAGCTTGAAGTAAATCCATTTGGTGCAAAGTTTTCAACTGTGCGTTCATAGATATAAACTTTACCTGCGTTAGGATAAGTTGTATCAAGAGTTGCATTACTTGTCAAAGCACCTACAACTAATTGACGACCATCCGCAGTGCAGCTTACACTGCTACCGAATCCACTAGCTTCTGGGTCATCGGTAACAATTTGATTAACTTCTTTAAAATAACTTTGATAAACAATACGCAGCGATGTTTGAGAAGACGGCGCATTATAAAATGTTATTGAATCTTGGTTAGGTGTTTTAATATAATCTAAATCAGGAACTAATAATGATAGATTAGCATAAACAGAAATATCTCTGCTGCCTAAATTTATTCCAGTGGCGGTTGCAGGCAGTGCAAACGTAGTAGAAGAACCATCACCAAATCTATAACTAATATCTTGTGTGATATTTTGATACTTATAAACAAATACACGTTGTGAAACTGGTTCGCCAACAAACATCCAATTTCCATCAGCACTTGTGCAAACTGAACTACCAAATGAACTATTTGGAGTTAATGTTGGATAAATTGTAATAATTTCACCAGGTGATATATTGGCATTATTGGTTAATCCAATTTTATTATATTGCAATCCATATGAAATATTAGCAATCTTTGTGTTTGCAGGAATACCGTTTCCAACAACTGTCATTCCATTAGCGAAGTTTGCTAAACTATAAGATGCCATAGCAATAGCATTGGCAGTATTTTGGATTGGATAAACATTGCTTAACAAAATATAACCATTTGAAGTGGTTCTTGGCGCACTAATAGCATATAGATTATCATAATGAATAATCTGATTTAAAGCAAGGCTTTGACTATTAACAGTTGCAACATACACTGCGCCTTTGTTATTACCAGGCGCACCAATTGTAGCAATATTGTTGTTATTAATATCTACAACATTGCCAAACAACTTATCACGAGAATCTGGTACTAATACGCCTAACTCTTGCCAACTATTGTAAGATGTTTTACCATAAGCAAATACTTTACCTGTGCCACCCTTGGTGCTTGCGCCAACAACTGCAAACCCTTGTGTGTCATTGATTCTAACACTGCTACCAAAATTATCACTTGGTGCGGTGAAAACTGGACTACGAACTTCGTTTAGTTTCCATACATCAATGTTTTGCTTTACTTCATATCCACTAGGTCCATTGTCTATATACACTATTTCGTTAGTTGTCCAACCACGAACAGGTGTAAAATTAGTGAAATCAGATACGTTTGTAAATCGCACATTAACAAGTTTAAACACTAATGCATTTAATTTTCCACTTGCAACAGTAGTATTGCCTACTATCTTTACCTTAAAGGTATTTGCTGTTACTGCACTAATACGATAAAATCCGCTTAAATCGAGCACACCAGTACTGGTGCTTGCAGCAGTTATTTTAGCATTCTTTAGCATAACATAATCATATTGTGAAAAATTATGCGCAGTACTTGTAGTGAATAGTAATTCTGTAGGACTAGATTGACTTACATTTATTACAAAAACATTACCAGGCTGACTTAGACGATAAACTCCCCATTGGTTAGCACCATCTGCAGCAATCCAAATCTTACTGCTTTCACCCATAATTGAGTTAATGCCACTGATATTGTAAATCTTATTAATATCATATACAGTAGCTGTAACTTCTGATGTCTTTACAGGTCCAGCAAAAGGAACAATTTGTTTTTGTGATTCATTTGCAGCAAAAATATTAGTTTTATAATTTTTTGGAGCAATTAATAAATCACTTGGTTTTACAGTGTTGTGTTCGGTAGTGCGAGTATCAGACTCATTAATAAATTCAAAAAGATATTGACTATTAATTGCTGCGGCATTTCCAATAGAAAATTCCAATTTATCAAAATTAGAAGTACCACCATAGTTGCCAAGCTTGATTGCCCACTGCTCACTTATTGTAATATCACTATCGATACGCTTCTGTTGATTGCGCAAGAAAGCATTAAGAACTGCTTGTGTGCCTTTTTGGTTAATCATACCAAGGTAGAATTTATATTGACTTGTTATGTCAAGTCCAAGATCAGTAAAGTATTGACGAGGTTGAAAACCTGTGCTATGCTTACTTAAAATATCTGCTGCACTATTAAGATCAGCAGTATCTGGATTATAGAAATTTGCAAACTGTGCAGCGCCGCTTGCCATGTTTGGAATAAGTTCTTTGCTTAATAGTTTGCCATTAATTTGATACCAATCTGCAGCAACAAACTTGCTAGTACCTGGTATGAAATTTTGTGCTGCATAATATTGATTTTTAAACAATACAATATCACCAGTATAATAATCAGTATAACTTACCCATTGTGGAATATCGCTAACATTTACAAAGAATCCTGGCGCATATAAGCTACCATTCCAGTCATTAGTTTTTACTCCATCAAGACGCAAGCGAAACTGGCGACTACCAACTTGTTCATCATACAGAATATCTGCAAACACTGTTTGGTTATCAAAAATAATACTATGTTCATACTGAATAATAGCAATATCTAATAAATGTATGCCTTTCTGTGCATTTTTAAGTTCAATAGAAAATGAATTATCATCACGATATACACGATAATCTTTGCCTGTTAGCGTAGTATTATCACTGTCTATAACTTTAGTATAATTGTGATCATTGGTAATTTGATCGACCATACCATATGGCGATACAAAATTAATAGTAGTACCAGCAGGTGTTAAACCAATAATAGTATTATCGCCCCATTCTTGCTGATCAAAGAAAAGAAATTCTTTTGCAGCTAGCACCCAATCACTGGTAGTTTTATTGTCTGCTAAAACGCCGTTGAAAATAAAACCTTGACTAGTAAGATATCTGCCATATGATACAAGGAAATCTACTACTTGTTGGCTTGTTGCAAATATGCTGCCATATGGATAGCTAGATACTGAACTTTCGCTATCATTGTATATAACTGCTGATTTACTTCCGACTGTTATTCCATAATTGTTAGGAGTAACACGACTAGGAACAATTAAGAAATATGGACGAGCCTTGTCAAAGCCGCTTACTTGATAACCACCTGTAACTTTTTGAACAATAACTGCACTATAAATTGCACGAGCAACTGGCGCACTCTTTGTTACTTTAATTTGATAGTTTTCTTGTGGGATTAAAACACTTACATTGTTACTTTGCGGACTTACTTGATCAGCAACAATAGTTAGATAACTCTTGTCAGTATAACCACTCATCTTATAAACAAGATTAAAAGTACTGTTATTGGCAATATCAACCCAGTTTTTTTGTGGATCAAGGTTATTATTAATTAATAACTCTCGTAACCAAACATTAATACCTGGTATATACTGACTATCGTTTGTTATACTATAATCGAACGCACGATTGTTACCTTTGACATTGATGATTTGATTTAATTTACTATTATAAACTAAATCACGAGTATTATATTTTAACGCACAATACTCTGCTGGTTTAGCCAAACACCATGCAATTTGTATAGCAAATGGATAACTGCTACTACGACGCCATGCAGTTTCTTGCGGACTTTGGTCGCCTACTCTCCAAGCATTACTTGATGTTGCAGTATCAAAATTTGACACAATGCATTGTAGTGGCGATAGCAAATTACCATGATCATCAACTGGAATTATTTTGCTTAGACCTGGTCTTGCATATCTAAAATTAACATAAGAAGCATTTGGATTACCATTATAAACTAATCCAAGTTCAAGGTCTGACCATAAAACTTTGTTTTCACTACTGTATGGCGCTGGACCATAGCGATTTTCCCACCAACTTGGTGCTTGGACAAACCCAAGCATTTCCCATGGATGGCTATGTGGGCGATCAGTATCAAAGAAATATTGATAAACACCACGCCAGTAACCTGGTATATTTTGCCCAAATACTTTATCTAATCCAGTGCTATAATTGTAGCTAAAAGGATTATTAGAAATAGTATTATTGGTAAAGATATCAATGTTATTTTGACTACTCCAAGTTAGATATGAAGCACTTAATAGTTGTGTCCATTCTGAGAATGAATAATCAGTAATACGGAAAGCACCTGGTGCCACGCTATTAATATCATAATCACTATTATTTTGATAATCAACAAATATGTTATTATAAACACGTTTTTCAAATTCTAATAAAATATTATCACGATAATCACCATAAGCCACAGTAATGCTGCCATCATGTCCAATAATAACATTGGTTGGTGTAACATAGGTATCATCAAGAATAATTTCAGGTTTAAATTTAGGATAGATTCCTAACTTTGTTGGTGTTGCTGGAACACCACAACCTTTAGTGCTGCTGTATTCATATACATTTAAAATATCATTACGAGCAACTGTAAGAGATGGCAGTAAAGTAATTGTATTTTGACTAATTGAATAATCAATACCATATACTAGTAGAGTGCTGTTTAGATAGACTAATACAGCATTATATCCTTTAACCTCTTGATTGTTTAGATTATAAGGTTGTGTTGTATAAGAATTTACTAAGTTATAGTTTCTGTATGTTGTATTTGCTACAGTATATGAATTATATATGTAGTTTGAACCACCAGCAACCATATCGCTGTAATAAAAGTTGCTATTAACGTTTGAATTTTTAGAAAATTCACTTAATACACTATCAAGACATGCTCTATAGTCGGTTGGGTTTGGAAATTGATGATTGTTGATATAATCAAGCAATTGATTTTTAAATACTTGATAGCTGTCACTTGCAAATTGAATTGCTCGTATAGGGTCTACATCATTATTAGCAAACATAAGCGATGCTGGTCGCAAACTAGCACTATGTTGTAATAACTTACCACCAATTTGATTAAAATTAATATCACGAAAGTTATTTGTACCAGCAGGTTCGCCAACCAAATCTAAACTATTGTGACCAATTTCAATTAAGTGATTACGAATCTGTCCAAGAGTAATAGTAGAAAATTCAGTATTTTCACTATTATTTGTAAGATTTCGTGGCATAGTATATGTTTCTTTGTACATTGAACTATTTGCATTAATCTTTACAAATAATCTGTCATCTATCGCCAAATCATTATTAAACACCAATACACTTGTTTTATCATTGGTTTGAAGTGCATAGTTACTAAGTGACTGTAGTACGTTATTAACATAAACAAAAAGGTTATTTTCATAATAACTATGATTGTATTTTACAGCCAAATCAAAATTATTTTTAGTAATTTGGGTGGCATTAAAAGTTTTTGTAATATATTGCTTGCTTTTGTCAGATACTACTTGCCAACCATTAGCAAAACTATAATTTTTCCAACCATTTATTACTGCAGCAAAGCCATAATTTACATTATAAACATGGTCAGTTAAGTTTTGATTGAAGTTGAAAATATCTGTATTATAATAATTTTGAAAAACTATATCGCCAATATTACCAACAGATGAACGAACAATTGGAAATCCTAATACTGTATCACGAGTATTAGTGGATGCACCAATAGAATATCCAAAAAGTTTGCTACCAGCAAAATCACTACTTGGATAAATTGTCTGATCACCAAGACTAAAATTATCTTTATCTATAATGTCAAATAAAGGAAATTGTGGTCTGCTATTACGAATCTGTGCTAATTGCCAATTACTATTATTATAGTAAAAAACATTTCCTTGATTTACTTCTCCTAACATAGCGACAATATTATCGCCGTCATTTACCGTTTGAACAGGAACAAGATGAATTTGATCAACACTGTTAGTGAAATTTAACTGAGTATATTTGTCTAATCCACTAAAAGTTAAAACTGCGCTATTAGTATTGATAGCATTACTACTTAAGAATATAGTAGTAGTGTTGGCAACAGAAACAATACCAGTAACTTTATATACTGTACCAGTGTCCAATGGAGGATTTACAAAATATGGATCAGTTGGTCCAGTTACTGTTTGTCCAACTACAATTCCACCAGCATTAACTGTAGGTAGAGTTATAACATTGCTGCCACTAGTAGTAGTCAGTAATTGAGAATAAGAAGAAATAGGATTGGTTACCGTTAAATCTGCTGTAAGATTATTGCTGATAGTAACTGAATTATTTACTGTGTTGATACCAGTTATTGTTGTATTAGGTGGGATTGCTTTTGATACCCACGGACTTGACAACGGATCAATAAAACTGATAGTTTCTGACGCTACAGTTCCGATTGCTGGCGAACTTATAGTAACAATAGTTCCGCTAAAAGTAACGCTAACACCGCTTGCACTGGCAGTTGCAGTATTGTTAAGCGTAACAGTAGTGCCACTTATTGCAGTTACTATAGTATTTGATGGTATGCCAGCGCCAAAAACCGCCTGTGAAATAGCAATTTGTGTAAATGATACAGAGATACTGCTGCCATTAGCAGTTGCTGGCTGACTCATAGTTATTGTAGTGCCATTTATAGCTGTAACAAATGTGCCAGCAGGTATGCCAGTTCCGAGAACTGTCTGTCCTAATACAATTGAAGTGGCACTTGCAACAGTAATATTATAGTTTGCGGCAACAATAGTAGCAGTAGTAGTAACAAATGCACTGTTGCTTACACTAATGGTATTAGTAGAAATCACAGTAGTTGCTGTGGTTGAAGATGTAGCAAGTGGAGTAATTGAAGTAACAGTAACACCAGTATTAATACTAGTAGCATTTATTGTTTGACCTACTGCTAATCCAATAGAACCTGTCACATTAATATTTGTACTGCCAGCAACAGTTGCTGCAGTAGTAGTTGTAACTTGTTGCCCAAGTGATACTGCTTGACCTATAAACAACTGGCTTGCTAATGTTGGGTAAATGACATTGGTGCCATATGGTGAGTATGCATATACACTACTTTGTGATGGATTTTCACTGAGCGCACGAGGTTGAACGGTTTGCACACGATAGATAGTATTACGAACAACAGGATTTACATCATTAATAAAAAGAATGGTATTGCCGTTTAATAATTGGATGCCATCGCTATTAAATACGCCATTTGTTTGAAGAGCATAACTGTTTTGACCTTCAACTGTTGCAAGTGCATCAGTAGTAACGCTATCAATTAAATCTACACTACCAGCATAATTAGTTCCATAATTATAAAGTTTTAGATTAGGTAAAAATTCTACAATAGGACGTTTTGCTTGTTGGTTACTATCAAATGTCCAAACTTGTCCAGTTTTATCAGCACTGTATTGCAACACATCACGATGGAACCAACGATTATTACGACTCCAACTATTGCCATCCATGCTGGCACGGTTAATAGTAATATAATCTTTTTGTTCTGGACTATTGCTAGTGCCACTAAATCCGCCATCATCAAATGCTGGATCAGTACCAAATAAATCACCTAAGTTTTCATTAATAACTTCAGGTGTAACTAAAGTACTATAATCAATAAGTTGTATGCTTTTTCCTACGCCCTCTACGATATACTCTTTATTGGCATAGGATGTTGGTGTAACATAACCTGTAAAACGAATTTTTAAACCACTGGTAAATTGTATGCCATTTGGACTAGTATATTGGTCACGACCAATAATATCATTTACATTCAATAAACTAACTGGGTCAGGATCAACAAGTTGAATAGTACCATAAATCAATTCATTGTCAGCATCTACATAATAAAGAACATTAAGTGGCGCACTTAGTGTAGGGAAAGGGTGGAATGCACCAAAGCTATCTTTATATACAAAGGTATGTCCATATACATCACCCTGATTGACGAAGCACTTATAACTATTGCCCCATGTAATGCCAATATCTGTTAGCTTAATAGTGCGATCACTTTGAACAGATATTTGGTAGATAGTATTTGATTGTGTAAGATAAATTATTTTTGTATCAAACGCACGAACTCCGTCTAATGCATTGTATTGAATAAAGTTATCATAATTAATGCCTTGTAAATCGTTGTAACTAAAATCAGTTACAACCATGTCAATGTTTTGAATAGAAGGCAGTGTAATTAAATCATCTTGTGCAGTGCTAAGCGGAACAGTGAAAGTGATAGTGCCGTAATCAGCACCATTATTTGTTACGCCTAATACATCTCTGGTGCTGATATTGCTTTGAACATTGCTTACACCACTTGTGCCAATTTCAGTTTGAATCCAAAATTTGTGTCCGCCTTGATTAATATTAAATGTGTAGGTACCACCACGCTTTAGCGTAATTGTTGGATTGTTTTCGTTTGTATAGCCATCTACATTATAACCACTGCGACCGATTGCAGCACTTTGTAATTCGTTCTGGTTATTTGCAGTATAACTGATACGATGGAAATAAAATGTTTCGCTCGTTGGTATGCCAGCAGCAGTCACATCAATAGTATATGGACCTTTTGGTGCCCAATAATATTGTTGAAAATTTGTTAGTTTATCTAAATCAACAAATCCATTATAGCTATAATAACGATTTGAAAAGAGACGTTGATGGTCATTGTTAATGCCACCATCCGCTACGATTTGATTTAAGAAATCAAGATAGTTATATACATTGCTTACTTTATAGGTATTACTATTAATATCTTGTTTTTTAATAACAGTACCTGGTTCAAGCTGATAAAATTGACTGTAGCTATCGTTTTCAGCAATATAATAATCGCTGCTTTGAAACACAGGGCTTTGGTCTTGCTGACCAATATAACCATAAACTTTTTTAAGTGCAGGTTCTTGAATCAAAGGGTCAAGTGTAGTGTTCAAAAATCTTTTATTAGATAAAGTTTGAAACACACTTGGTAGAAAATTACTACTTTTACGCTTAGCCATTATTATATATTACCCTTAATAATTAACACTTGAAAGATTAACACCTGCGGTATTAATACCACTTAACACACCACTTACTACCTGAACATTATCAACTGTAGCAGCACTTAAGAAAATTTCATTAGGCTGACACAAAATTTCATATAGATTACCAAAACTAGTTCCAGTATCTACAGGAACTAACACGACACTACTAATAAAACCACTTAATTGATTGTGCAAATATGCACTTAATTCACTGAAATAAAACGTATCACCAAAGTCCCAATTATCAAGTGAAAAATAACTGTTAATAGCATCGATAACACGACTCTTAATTTCAGTATCACTTAGTGTAGTATTTGGTGTTTTGATAACTTGGAAATTAGCACGTAAGCTAGCTATGGCTTTATTGCCAAATAATAGCTTATAAACGCCAGCATTTAGTATCATTTCGTCACTTAACATTTTATAATTAAACAATCCACTGTAACTACTATTAAGTGTAACACTATCTAAATCTGCTGGTTTTGACACGATACCTGTATTATCAACAACATAATTACGATATGCTTCATCATATGAGCGAGTTAATATATAAGTGTCAATTAAATTTGTTGCGGCTGGGTCTATTCTACGAGTATTTTCAGCATTATGTTGATACTCAAATACTAAGTTTTGTCTGCCAGTGGCAACAAAATACATATCGCTTACATCTACTACTGTTGCAACGCCATTGATATTTTGTATCTGATAAAAAGCTGCATCACTTGTAGCATAAAATAATGTATTAATAGGAAAATTGTTTCGCACATAATTTATAGAAGATTTTGTAGGATAAACTGTACTGATAACACCAGTTGATACACTTGAATAGCGAATAAGGTTATCAATATCAATGTACTTTTTATAAAATACATAATTTGTTCCGCTTACTACTTCTCTAAAAATATAAGGATCAGTTGGCAAGCCAGTAGTTGAACTTGTAGGATATGTCACATATGTACGAGTAGTATCTGTATAACCATCATTCATAACATAATTTTTATAAACGTTTAAATTTACGTCATTGCTTACGCCACTATTCACTGCCAACACACGCACATTATCTTGGACAACACTGTTAGTTGCTGCATCATAAATTTTTATTGGATTAGTATCAATGAAATTTACTTGTGCCGCACTGCCAAAAATATAGTCTAATTGACGATAAGTCACTGTATATTTTAAACCATCAGTATTAAAACGAATCAACCAACTACTATCACTAGCTGTTCCTTGAGTAGTTAAATCAAAAGGTGCAGTAGTATTAACATTGTTTGCTAGAATAATCTGCCAAGGATCGTTTAATGATGGCGTTTTTTTATAATTAAATTGAATAGCAAACTCAGTTTTGTTCAATATGTAACTGACCATAGTGTTGATCGTAGTATATTGTAGCGTTGATGAAAATGGTACATAAACATCAGTTACTAGTGCGCCAGTTGGAATACTTTCGCTAATAGTAACGGCACCAATTTGACGACCAGCAACTAATACAGTAGTTGAACCTGTTCCAGTAATAGTTTGGATACTTGCCCAGATATAAGTTCTATCGCTGCTAAGCTGTGGAGTTCCAGTAATTAATACATTATTTGCATCAAAGTATGTGCCAACGGGCGCAGCAAAACGAATAAGACTACCAATTTGTAGATATTGAAGGTTATTAGTCGTACCACTAGCAATAGATTGTGGTTTTTTAGCAGTATCACCTACAGTAATAAAAAATCCTGTGCTGCTCACTGTATCATCGGTACTACGTGACCAATAAACAGGCGCAAGTGTAGTGAAATCTAATGCCTTCCAATTTTCAAAGTAGAAATGGCGCATAGGATAACCTTGAATAATAGGCAATATCTTATCGTTGATTTCTGTTAAAATATCATTGCGACTATTAAATGTAAAGTCAAAGCTGCTTGTATAACTTGTATTATAAAAAATACCATCACGTGCATAAAGATCAGTTGAAGTATATTTTCCAGTTGGATCAGTAATATCTAAACCACGACTAACGCCGCTGGCAAAACGATTTACACTTTTTACTTTAACAATATCGCTGTAACTAGTGTATGGAAATGTATTATAATCTTCGCCATTAACCATACGATTTTGTGTATAATAAGCCTGTGGTGCTTTTTGTTTAATTTCACTTGTCAAATCACGACGTGATGAATTTGAAACTGTATATTGTAGCGCAGCATTAATAGTTAAAGTTTCTGTACGACCATTTCCACTGATATATGGCACACTAATAGTAATATTGCTCATGTCACTTGGTGAAATACGATAAGTTAAACCATTTGAAACACGATAGTATGCACGATAATTGCCTAATGGAATTTCACTGAAACTTCCGTCACCAAAAATTAAATCAATTTGGTCATTAATACGAGTGCTTACACTGTACAGTGTGCGAATACCACGAGCAACACTATTATAGATAGCATTGCTACCAGCAGTGCTTGCTACTTGAGTCCATTCTGTACCAATAGTGCCATTGGTAATTTCATACATCCATATGTCACTATTATTAATATTGGCAGTGTTAATACTGAAAACACGGTTGGCAACTTTTTCAGTAATACTAAAATCAGTTGAGTTTAGCACTCCTTGCTTAAAGTAGATAAAGAATCCTGTATTATGTGATGCATTGCCACGGCTATCGTTTTGATAAACTATACCAAATTGACCACGGTTACCGGGATTGTACTCAGTAATAGTATTACTTGTTAAAATATTAGCACTAATTGCTTCAAATGGTGTTGATGTACCAGCAACAGTACTATTGAAAGTAAAGATAGGTAGAATAGTATTTGGAATAGCTAAGTTATATTGTTCTGTGCGAATATTGTTAATAACTTTGCTGGCATAAGGTTTGCCAATTTTCTGACTGCTGCTTATTGCTGCATTCATAATTTGTGTAAATTGGCTTGCCCAACTGGCATTATTTGCATCATTCCAATTTACAGTAAGACGGCTCAAGCTAGTGCCATTAACATCTTGAATGTTTTCTGTGGTTGCTACACTCTTAATTTTTAAAAATCCACTAGCTGGACGATTACGATTAGGAACATAGTTTAATTGTTTTACTAGTTTCAGGACGCTATCACGGCGTTCTGCAGTTTCCAAGAAGTTTTCACGAGCATTTAAGTCTGTGCGGAATGCTACACTTTGTGCAGCAAATGCAATAACATCAAGTAACGCAACATATTCACTGCTTTCAATAAAGTCATTGAAATCTTCAGCATAATAGGTTTTGATATAATCAACCATAACCTTGCGTAGTGTTTCAAAATCGTAGCTTTGAAAGTCTGCATTAGAAAAAGTTGTATAAATCTTTTTCCAATCTTCTGCAGCAAAGATATTGGTTTGACGAGTTCCCACAGCCATTAAAAATTACCTCTTATTATTTATTTTGTAAATTAACTGCGACTATTAAAGCACATGCAATTTATTAGTTTGGCTGTTAAACAATACGTTAAGCTGTGCAATTTTACTATCTGTTGCAAATTGTAATTGAAAATTAAGAATCAATCCTAATCCATCAGGTGATTCCTGAACAAGTGTTTGGCTAACAACATTAAATCGTGGATCATATTTTATAATTCTGTCAATATCTTGTTTAATCTCATTTTTTAATGCTGGTGTAAGTGGATCAAACAATCTATTCCAAATAATTGAACCAATATTCGGATTCATTAACTTTTCACCTTTTCGTATTGAAAGATGATTTAACAAATCTTGAACAATGAGATCATTATCACTGATCCCATATGGTCCAAAATCACGATTAACTGAACTATAACCTTTATATAATGCCATTACGTATTTACCTTAACAACTCTTGCCTGCTCCGTTGGTTGCCGCTGTGCCTTGTGGAGTATTTTGTGCGCCACCAGGTGCTGCTGAACCACTACCTGCACTTGGTGCTGGTTTTTCTATTGGCAGATACGAGTTATCCGTTGGTGTTGCTGCAGTATTGTTTGGCTGAGAAGTTACGCTAACTGCTGGATCAGCATAACCACCGCTGAGCGTTCCTTCACCTTGTCTTGGATCAGCAGTAATTTGATTATATGCTGTTGAAGTTTGGTTTAAACCAGGCGATGCGTATGGATGATCTGGATTTAAATATCCTGTTGCTCCATCTGGACTTGTTATATTATTTGTAGGCTGTGGCATTTGATTTTGATAATCAGAAGCAGTTGGCGTGTAATTAATATCACGGCTACTATTGTAATCACTATTAAATGCAGCATCACGCTGATCACCAGTAATACTATTATCTACTGGTGCTTTATAGTCAGTTACATTGCTCAAGTAACTTCCACTGCCACCTTCGGTCTGCGCAAGTGATGCTTGTATAGTTCCACTATCTTCAATTGATTTTATACCACTTGGTGAAAGCGTGTTAAGTGAATCTGTAGTTTGACCTTGAGCATATAGTCCTTTAATAGTACTATCCTGCACACTAATTGAAGCGCCAGTATCATCTTTTCCTACCCAACTATAAGTTCCGCTTGAAGCGTCGTATGTTCGAGTTAATCCACCAACTTGTGCTGGAATATAAGGATTAGATGATATTAATCCACTTGTATTATCGTTTGGTTGCGGATTTGATGGATAGTTTGTTGCATAATATGCATTATTTGCAGCATCTATCTGTGCAGTAGCTGTTCCTGTCGCATCGCCTGGCAATCTATCGCCTGCACTTCCAACAGTTATACTAGTATCTTGTGCTTGCGAACCACTGCCATAGTTGTATTGCGAACGGTCAGTTGGGTTTGAAACAGTTGCAACGTTTGTAGTACTTGTATTATCAGTACCACCGCCTGCAATATCACCTGGATTTGAAGCTGTAGGAATGATATTGCTATTGGATTTTGCAACATCACGAGCAGAAGTACTATCAGCATCGGTTGCATTAAGATCAGTAGGTCTGTTTGGTGGAAGTGGAACATTTTCTTCTGGTATAGTTGTTGGCGAACCTGGTAGCTGAACACCGTTTGCATCATAACCATTTGCAGCACTCTTTGCTACATAGAACTTACTAGCAGCTTCATTACCATTGCCATCATATATGACACGAGGTCCGCATGATTTGCCACTATACTGATCTTGTACGACAATACCATCACGGTTTCCATTAGCATCATAGTGATAATCAAGAAACGCTGCAGTATGACTTGAGCCGCTTACGCCACCACTGCCTGGCGGTGCATAAGCTGGATTACCATTCGCATCAGTATAATTAAACGTAGTAATGATGGTGCCTGGTGCTGGTTTGCTACTAAAAACGTTTGAACCTTGTTGAACACTGCTCATAGTTCCAAAGTTTGGAATATTAGTTTGCGCAAGAGCAGCACATTGACCATTACCAAATACCTGACCATTTAACTGGCTAAACACGCCTGTATTTTGTGAAATAGCAGCGCCGCTTGTACTACTGCTGCCATTAACAACATTATTAACAGCATTGCCTACTGCGCTACCAACATTATAGCTAACAGTTCCAACAACATTGTTAATAACACTGTTTAGAATAGTTGTTCCAATTGTTTGCAACGGACTGCTACCGCCATGTGATATACTAGTATTGGTTGCTGGATTAACAAATCCACTGTATTGATTTGCTCCATTACTATTTTGCCATGGTTGTTTTACAGGCTGTGCTTTTGCAGCAAATGTAGCTGCATCAATTCCAAGGCTAAGCGCACATCCGCCTACTACTTGGTCGTAAGTATAACTGATTCTCTTTTGAATAAAGTTAATCATGGCACTTGCCCAACCTATTCTTGTCGTTGGGTCTTTTAAATTTACAAAATCTGTTGGGTTAATGCCAATATTATTTTGAATGAATCGTGCAAGTGATATAACATTATTATCAGTTTTAAGTTTAGCTTGTAGGTATTTTGAACACAAATCTAAGCTTGTTAAACTTACTGATGGTGTGCTATAATAACTGTCAAACAATGTCATTAGTGCAGCAATGCCATTTTCAGGTTTGGTATATACTGCAAGATGATTAGCAAAACCAATAGCAAATTTATCAGTTGGGTCATATTGTAAATTACCAGGGTTGTTTTGTGATTCACCTACACTGTATTGAGTATTAGTATTACTCGGACTGCCTGCATTGTTTGGTTCAAAACTTGCACCAGTGCCATAAGTTATATTTTGTATAATATTTTGAACAGCATAACTGAGTCCAGTTGAAATATACCCAGCAGGTGAATAGCTACCATACATTGAACTTTGTCCGCCAAAGCTTCCTTGCGGACCATTATTATAAACAGTTGGCGGAATATTATTAGTCATTGGACCATAAGATTGTTGAACTTTTCCACTACCATAATTTGATGTTGCGCCATACTTGCCAGCAGCGCCAGCAGGTTGATTTTGTTTTGCTCCATAGGTTGGCTGTGCTTGTGGATTAGCAACACTCTGATGACCTGTCCATGCTTCTTTAGTTGGCATGCTGCTGGGTGCTTGTGCGCCGCTTGCTTCTGTTGCTTTTGTAGCATCAGCAGTATTAATAGTATGACATGCGCCCTTAAGGTCAATGTGACCATCTGCTTTTATTTGAATACAACTGTCGCCTGTAAGATAAGTGTTCATGCCTTTTAAATGTAAAGACATTTTACCTGTCATCTTAGTGCTTCCGCTACCAAGAATATTAATATCTTTTGCTTCAATGTTTAAACCAGCATCACTTTTGATATCTACTGTGCCGCCATGAAGTTTAAGCGAACCTTTTGTTTCAAGATTTATTTCACTTTGCGCAAATACATTTACTTTACTACCGCTATAAACATTAATATCACCTTGAGAGTTAATTTCAACCCAAGATGTGCCTTTACTATTAATAAGATAGATAAAATCTTTGGTGTCATTCATCATAATCATATGACCGCCAGCACTACGCAAGCGCACCATTTGATTTTTGCCTTTACTATCACCATCGTCCATTATGAACGTATGCCCACCTTTACGTCCTTTTACACCAAAACTATCGTATGGAGCATTTAATGGGTCACTGAAAACTTGTGGATCGTTTGGATCAATTGGCTGACCTGGCGTACTAATACCAAACACTGCACTTGGCGTTTCACGAAATGCACTGCTAGTACCAGGACCACGGTCAGGGTCTTGAAGCAATCCTTGCGTTTCCCATATCTTTTCTTGAATACTATGTGATTTCTTCTGTAGCGTAGTAAATTGTGCCAACTGATTGCCTGGCGTTTCATCAGCATAATAATCGACAACAGGATTAGGTGAAGAACCATCTACTGGCGCACTTATGCCAGGTACCATATGCATATTAGGCCATTCAGGAATACAAGCAAACCAATAACCACGAGCAGGATCGCCATTAACAAATGTACATAGTACTTTAATACCAATGTCAGGTGGAACAAACCACATTCCATAAGAATGCGGAGCGCCTTCGTATCCACTGCTATCTTGATGATTTGTTACGCCATAGAAAGGTGTGCTATAATTTACAGTACGCCATGCATTATCATCATTTGGATTGCCACCTAGTTCAGGAATCCAAACTTGTAATCGCCCACTGCGTAGTGGATCAGTGTTTGCTTTTACGATACCAACAAATGGACCGCCGTTGATGCGAACGCCGTCTGCTTGTTCATGCGCACTCCATTTAGGAGTTTTTCTAAATTGTGTTGATCCTAAATCATTAATACTTGGCATTGTTATTCCTCTTTTTATGCACCGAATGCATATCCCGTGCCTACTATTCCAGAATCTTCCTCTGATGGCGAACCAAATGGTGCAGTTGAACCACCCACAGGCGGTGGCGGCGGATTAACAGCAATTGTTTTATTTTTTGCTGCTTCTGCTGGCGGGTTTTCACTTACGCCTCTCGTGGCTGAATTAACTGTTTGGTTGCCTACTGTTTCACTTCTACTTGCACCAGCAGTCGGCGGCTCTTGTGTTGGCACACGAACATTATCTAATTTCTGTGTAAATTTACCACCACTAAAATTACTAATTACTCGCACTACTTGATATGTGCCACTGAATTGACTGTATGCACCATCTATTTGAAATAAACCTGTTGTATCATTATAATCATTAGTTGGTGTTTGAAAGAAGAAATTAAAGTATGCAGGTTTTAAAAAATTAACACTGCCACTACTTAAAATTGGATCAAAACCTCCAATAAGCGGACCATACAGCATAGTGTCTTGCGCAAGCCAATCAGGATCGCCAACTATTTCAATATTAAGTCTAATCATATCACCGCTAGTATCAAAGTTACGTTCCATAACATTTTGAATAGCAATTGTTGCTTCATCTAATCCCGTTGGCGCACTGTTTTGACGGTTAGCAATGCCATTTACATAATGCTTGCGACGTTTGAAAAAACGTTGATCTTGCGAACTGTCATATTGTGCCGACTGCCCAGAAGAAGCTGTTATTTGCTGGGAACCAGGCGTGTCTTTGGTAAGTTGAGCATGAGAGGATAAACCATTAATAATTTCATAAAATGCCATTTGAAAATCAATATCGACACTTAACACATCTTTGTTATTACCACTGTAAAGATAATCATAACTTTTTACTATTTCACTTGGACTTACTGCAGCTTGACCAAAGTTTTGACTATCTTGTCCTTTAAGATCATACGGTGTTACATAATATGCTATATCCATTGCCCAAAAATTGCGACTTGTATCCCATTCTCTATATTTTACAACAGGATTTGTTTTCCATAAACTTAACGGTGTATTGCTTTTATCACCTGGTTTATATTGGTCTAGCATATAACTACTGACTGTAATCACACTACTAATAAAATCAGTAATTTTTGTGCCTGCTTGTGCATTAAATTTACCATTCTTCAATTCAAGTGGAAGCGCACCAGTTTTTCCATCAAGTGCATTTTGTAAATTTTTTGGATCAGTCGAACCTGTTGATTGAGTTGAAAATTTGTTAGGGTCAAAAATTTTAGCATTGTTTATTTTATCGTCAAATACAAATTTATAATTATTAGGCAATAGCTGTCCTGAATTATCTTTAAGACATTTGTCCGCTTCGTTTTTATTCAATGCATCAGCCAAACCTTTAATAACCGTTGTATTTGTGCCTATTGGTCCGTTTTCTGTTATTGTTGTTCTAATTTCTTGGTCTGCACTGTTTGGTCGTAATTTATTGGTAGTGGTATTATAACTTGCAGATTCACTTTGAAATAACTCAGTAATTGTTGCGCCTTGAATTTCAACATGAAAAGGTATTTGATTATCTAGTACTGTACTTGCCATACTATTAGTTGGAATAACGTCACAACTATAAATTGCGCCGCTACTTGTTATTTTAAATTTCATATTTAAAAAAGTAAATGGAATATATTTGGTAGTATTATCAATTGATTTAGGCTGTCCTAAATCATCATACCCTAAAAATTCAATCTTCATTACATAAAAACTAGCATCCCAACTTGCACCAGGATTTAATTGAAGTGCTAATTGCTGTAACTGTCCTAAAAATTTAACAGTATATGGTTCAATAATATCAAATTTAATACGAATAACATCTGTTCCACGAGTTTTTTGATCGTTGCTAACAATTGTTTCTATTTCAACATTATCAATCGTTAGGTCATTTGGAAAGAAATTACGACTTGCCGTATTACCACCATAACCACCATCACTGAGCACAAAATAACTGCCCGCAAGTATTGCTTCTTCATTACCAGGAGCGATAGTGCCATCATACATTTGGTTAATAGTTGTATAAGGAACGCCGTAAATTGAAATTTTATATGTCCAATTTACATAACTGTGTAATTTATTATCTGGCGCATTAATTATATTTGTTGTACCATTATTGCCAGCACTGCTTGCTGAATCGCTTCCACCACTCGCAATTCCGCTTGACAAAGTAGCCGCAGTACTTGACATCACGTCTTCACCAGGTTTTATCTTGCTTCCTGTGCCAATATTTGAATTAGTTTGGTCACTAAATTTTATTGTATTGGTTACACTTGGTGTTGCAGCGGATGTGCTATCTTCAGTAACGCCATTGGTTGCTGCATTAATAGTTTGATTAGGAACAAGAGTTACGCCATTTGTTTGATTTACAGTTGCAGTTTGTGCTGCTTGAACTGCGTTGGCATTATCTACTATCTGTTGTTGTGTAAGTGGTAATGGTGTGCCGTTGCCGCTGCTAGTAGCAGTATTTGTTGTATTGCCTGCAACTATTGCTTGTTGTTGTGCAATAACATTTGCTTGTTCGATTGCTTGTTGCTGTGAAGCTGCAGCGGCGGTTGCAGCGGTTACTGACGTTGTTGCTTGTTCATTGGCAACTTGTGCGCCATATGATTGAGCAAGTGCTGAATCAAACGCAGTACCTTGATTTGTGTTTGGTGAAGCATTTAGTGCATCTGCATATTGCTGTGCGGTTATATTTGTGCGAGGGATGCTTGATTGTTGTCCTGTACCAAAACCAGTATTATTGCTTACAACGGTGTATGGACCAAGGTCTTCGGGTAGGGCAAATGTAATATCAAAAGAATCAGGTGGCTGACCATTTGGAACCGCTAATTCAAGAGCAGGATAGTTTCCACTATTAAGAATATCATATGCTTTTTGTGAGTATTGCGTACCAAGTAATGGATTACCTGTTGCAAGTTGTTGCTTATACCATGTTTGTAATTGGTTGCTAGCCGCACTAAGTTGCTCGGTTTTTGATAAGGTAGTTGGCATATTACGTTCCTAACGCAGTCTGCAGCGTACCTTTTTTAGGCAAATAAATTAGTGTGCCAGTTGTAAAATCCCATAGTGGATCAATTAATGTATTTGGATTTCGAGCAGCAAACACCCACCAAAGACGGCTATCGCCATATAAATCATTAGCAAATAAATCTGGTCTCAAATCATAATTAGCAGGAATTGGTGTTAAAATATCATCTACTAACTTAGGAATTACACGATAATTAAGCAAATCAAGAAATTTGCCATTTTCAAAAAATGGTGTATTATAATATGGACTAGCTTGACCATAGGAAGTTGGAGTCGTTACCATTAAATCCATCCTCCGCTTCCGCCACTACCGCTAGATGTGCTGGTTAATAGCGAACCTTGACTAAAATCAACAACGCTAAATTCATTACTAATCTTATTACGACTGTATGTAGGCAACATACTAAGATTTACAGTTAAAGTAGTGGGAACCTTTTGCTTTTCACCCAATACGGTACAACTGATATAATCAACATCGTTAGGCAGACTATAATCAAAACCAGTAATTACAACAGGAATATGATCGAATGTCCATTTACCGTATCCATCAAGATACAAAACAGGCGGTGGTGTGCCAGCTAATTGATCGTTGCCATAAAACATCTTTGTTACGCTGCGGAAAAAATGCAACATAGCAACCATGTATTCTGCTTCTGCAGGATAATTTGCAGTGAACATTCCTACAATAGAGATATTATCAACACTGCTATGTTGATATTGTGGCGTTACATAGTTAGTATGTACAAGAGTTTGTGCATCATAGCTTGCTTTATGTCCTACAGAAATAGTAGGCGTATATGGAAACAATACACCACCAAAATCAGATAAAGGTCCAAATACATCACTTTGTCCAATAAAAATACCGCTTTGGTCTGTAATAATAACACGATCTTCACTATCATCTTGAAATGCTACATTGCTGCCAGCAGAACTTGGTTGTAGTAACTGTGCGCTAGTAGCCCCATAAGCAATTCCACTGCCATATAAACGACCATTACTTGGATTATTACCATTACCAGTTAATCCACTGATTAATCCACTAACACCGGCAGTAATCGCAGTATTGACAAGCTGTGTTTTTAAACTTTGTGTGCCATAGTTTGATAGGTTATTAATTCCATAATTTGCATAGGCTTGAGCAGGCAAACTATAACCAATTGTACCAGGCACAGGATTATTTGGGTTATATCCACTATATCTTGCATCATTGGATATATTGTTATATCCATAACCAATTGGCGTACCCTGACCTGGGTTATAAAAATTTGTAGTTACTTGATTAGTAACTGGAGTTCTAGCATAATACTGACTCGGCTGATAAGTAAAATTAACCATAATTACCCTAATAAAAATATTTATTAAATAATAATATTAGTATATAATACATTCATGACAACAGCAAAACGCACACCATACCTTACAAACAAAGAACTACTAAAAGAAATTCATCGCAGTAAAAACAATTATTGCAGTTACTTAACCGCGGAAGATCATGTCTATGATATTATCCTCCCAAGTTTAAGTAAAATTAACCAACGGACCATTGCAGAAGCAAAACGTGCAAGGGCAGATAGGTTAGCTAAAGCAGCATGGGAAGCAATGACTGCAAGCGGTGTAAAATCTAAATTAGATGATCACGCCGTAGATTGGCATAAGATTCCAAAAACCGAAGTAGTTTTTAGAATTACTACATGGGATCATATTCCACTTGCGCCAGGTCGTAAAAAATCACCAAAAAGTAGCGCAGACCATCATGTTAAAGTAAATTTTCCACCATTCCAACATTATCGCTATGATGAGGATGATAATCTTATCTGTTGCGGCAAGTCACATTGGGAAGGCGGCATCGCCAATGGATGGTTTAACAAAGACCATGGCAAGATGACTCCTATGTTGGCTCGTATGTTTATTAAACTATGCGAACGCTATGGCTCTAAGGGTAACTGGCGTGGTTATACATACAATGATGAGATGCGTTCTCAGGCATTGCTACAGTTATCACAGGTAGGGCTACAATTTGATGAAAGCAAATCTAATAATCCTTTTGCTTATTACACTGCTACTATCACCAATAGTTTTACTAGAGTTCTTAACGTTGAGAAGAGGAACCAACACCTTCGTGACGACATTCTCGAAGCAAATGGATTAAATCCTTCTTACACTCGCCAAACAGACAATGCTCTTAAAGGCGGAGACTTTAGTGGTGGCGGTGGTTCAGAATAATACTTGACAATTATTTTTTATTATAGTATAGTAAGAACATGTCCAACTTATTCAGCAAAGCAGCTATATTCACCGACCTTCATTTAGGTTATAAGAGCAACTCCGCACAGTTTCTCGCAGACTGCGAGAACTATATGACATGGTTTATTGACCTTGTTAAGAAAGAAGAATGCGATACAGTTCTCTTTCTTGGTGATTTTCATGATACCCGCAACTCCCTCAACATCAATACTATGGAAGTGAGCCTACGGTCACTTGAGCGGTTAAATGACCTTGGGTTGCGTGTTATCTTTATTCCAGGTAACCATGACCTATACCACAAAGATCGTCGCACCATTACCTCTGTGCGTTATATTCAGAAGTTTAAGAACATTGAACTGATTGAGAATCAACACACCGAAGGCGATGTAACCTTTGTTCCTTGGCTTATTGGTGAAGAATACAAGAGTATGCGCAAAATCAAGTCAAAGTATGTCATGGGACACTTTGAATTGCCTAGTTTTCTTATGAACGCTAAGGTAGAAATGCCAGATCATGGCGGTCTTAAGGCAGATGATCTTGGCGGTGTAGATACTGTATTCACTGGACATTTTCATAAAAGACAAATAAAAAACAATGTCCATTATATCGGAAACGCCTTTCCGCACAATTATGCGGATGCGTGGGATGACGAGCGTGGCGCAGTGATATTAAAATGGGGCGAAGAACCTCAATATCACAATTGGACAGCGGCACCTCGTTATCGCACGTTGAATCTGATTCAAATGTTAGAAGCGCCTGAACAACACTTGGATGACCGTACCTATGCTCGTGTGCAGTTAGATGTTTCTATTTCATACGAAGAAGCAACTTTTCTTAAAGAAGAAATGCAAAAAACATATGGTGTTCGTGAATTAAGTCTTATTCAACATCGTGGCGAAGTGCTAACTGAAAATGCCATTGGTGATACTGCTTTTGAAAGCGTAGATCAAATTGTGTTAAGTCAAATCAGCAACCTTGATACACAACATTATGATACAAGTTTGCTTATGGAAATTTACAATTCACTATGATATATGATGAAAATCATGATTTAACATTTTTATCTAAAGAATATATTAAAATTTTTCACACGAGTGAAAATTTTAAAAAAATAATTAATGATAAAATTGTCGTAGATATGGGTAGTGGATATGGCGAACTTGTTCCATTTATTTCGTTTTTTTCTCCAAAAAATATTATAAGTGTTGAACCATCTACCACGATGTTAGATATTCAAAAAGATTTCTTATCAAATAAATTTACATACTTAAAGAAAAAACAAATAGAAAACATTACATTTCATAACGAAACTGTAGAAGAATTTCGCAAAAACAATATTAATTTTGACACGATTGGATTTTTTGATTCATTATATTTAATAAATGAATTTTTTACGGAAGAAGAACAACGAAGTACAGTAGAATACAATAAACAATTGTTAAATTATATGGGACGGAAAAAATATTATAATTGAACATAGTATTCATTATGGAAAGATTGAAGGTATTCGTGACCCTAGTCATCACGATTATATTGACTTCTTGAAGCAGATGGGTTATAAAAATATAGTGATTGAATTTTTTAATTTTTCAAACAACAACAGATTTGTAATTTTTGCTTCTCCAACATAAGACGGAAAATATGCTAAAGATCAATAATTTAACAGTAAAGAATTTCATGAGCGTGGGCAATGCGACCCAAGCCGTGAATTTTGACCGTAGTGACCTAACTTTGGTGTTAGGTGAAAATTTAGATTTAGGAGGTGATGACACTGGTGCTAGAAATGGCACGGGTAAAACCACAATCATCAACGCCCTAAGTTATGGTCTCTACGGTCAAGCCCTTACAAACATCAAGAAAGATAACCTAATCAACAAGACCAATGGCAAGAACATGGTCGTGACTGTTGATTTTGAAGTTAGTGGTCGGCATTACCGCATTGAACGTGGTCGTAAGCCAAATATCACCAAGTTATATATTGATGGTACTGAACAAAACGATTATACCGATGATAGTCAAGGCGATAGTCGTGAGACCCAAGGTGATATTGAACGCCTGTTAGGTATGAGTATTGACATGTTCCGTCATGTTGTTGCACTCAATACCTATACAGAACCATTCTTGAGCATGAGAGCCAATGACCAGCGTCAGATTATTGAACAGTTGCTAGGTATTACTATCTTAAGTGAAAAAGCTGATGGGCTTAAGAATCAAATCAAAACAACTAAAGATATGATTGGCGAAGAAAAAATTCGTATCAAGGCAGTTCAAGATGCAAATGTTCGTATTGCTGAGCAAATTGAAAACTTAAAGAAGCGTCAGCATCTTTGGCGATCAAAGCATGAAGAAGATATTAATAAGATTGAAAAAAATCTTATCTCTCTAAGTAAAATTGATATTGATGCGGAAATTGATAATCATCGTCTTCGTGAAAGATTTCTTGCTAATAAACGGCTTGAAGATCAGTTAAAGAGCATCCAAGTTCGTCAAAGTTTGTGGGAGCAAAAGCAACTTGATGATTGTGATGCAATTAAACTCAACATTGCAAATCTTTCAAGCATTAATATTGATGCAGAAATTGCCATTCATCGTGATATTGCGGATTATGATGCCAAAGTAAAGCGCCGTGATGAGGCAAAACGATGGATTGCATCTATCGATGCTGCCAATGTTAAAGAAGAAAAAACGCAAGCTAAGTTAAAGAAAGAGATTGAAGACCTTAAAAACCATAAGTGTTATGCTTGTGGGTCAGAACTTCATGATGATAATCAGGCAGATATTCTTGCAGCAAAAGAAAGTGCATTGCGCGAAAGCGTAATACAATTGCTTGCTAACCATACACAGAAAAGTGAGCATCTTGAAACTATTGAGTTAATTGGTGAATTAACGCCACCACCAAAACCATATTACAAAACGCTTGAAGAAGCACTAAACCATCGCAATACTCTTGAAAATATGAATATTGCTCTTGAAAGCCGTATGCTTGAAAAGAGTCCGTTTAGTGAGCAAATACTTGAACTTGCTACTGAATTGGGTGATAGAGAATATATTTTTGAAAATCAGATTGGTTCTCTGCACTATGACACCATTGAAGATGCGTTAAACCATCGCAATAGCCTTGAGCAATTAGCAACCGCATTACAAAACAAAACAGAAGAAAATGATCCATATGCTGAACAAATTATAGAAATGGAACAAAATGCGCTACAGGAAGTAACATGGGACACTATTAATGATCTCACATCGATGCAAGAACATCAAGAGTTCTTGTTAAAGATGCTAACAAGTAAGGATAGTTTTGTACGTAAGCGCATTATTGACCAAAATCTAGCGTATCTTAATAGTCGCCTTGGTTCTTATCTTGGTGCCATTGGTTTGCCGCATGAGGTTAAGTTTCAAAATGATCTTAGCGTAGAGATTACTGAACTTGGTCGTGACCTTGACTTTGATAATCTTTCACGTGGTGAGCGTAATCGTCTTATTCTTTCCCTATCATGGGCTTTCCGTGATGTGTGGGAGAACCTATATCAACATATCAATCTGCTCTTTATTGATGAATTGATTGATAGCGGCATGGATACAAGTGGTGTCGAGAATGCACTTGGTATTCTTAAGCGTATGGGACGTGAGCGTGGCAAAAGTATCTTCCTTGTATCTCACAAGGATGAATTGAGTAGTCGTGTAAATAATATCCTTACCGTAACTAAAGAAAATGGTTTTACAAGTTACGGTGATGATGTGGAAACCGTATGAACTTTGATATATCATCGGTAAAAATATTGCATTTAGAACCAACAAGCCGCTGCAATGCGGCTTGTCCTATGTGTGCGAGGTTTTTAGATGATGGTATAACACTCAATCCAAAATTACAATTAAGTGATTTAACTTTAGAAAAATTAACATCTGTATTAGATCAAACGTTTATTAAACAATTAGATAAAATGTTTATGTGCGGCGTATATGGCGATCCAGCAGCTAGTACGCATGCTTTACAAATATATGATTGGTTTCGTTATGTAAATCCACAAATTACACTGGGAATGAATACCAATGGAAGTTTGCGCAATCCAAATTGGTGGGCAATCCTTGGTAGCAGATTAAACAAAATTACTGACTACTGTGTTTTTAGTATAGATGGACTGCAAGATACTAATCATATCTACCGACGCAATACTAATTGGGACAAAATTATTAAAAATGTAGAAAGTTTCATTGCTGCTGGCGGACGTGCGCATTGGGATATGTTGGTTTTTAAACACAATGAACACCAAGTTGATGAATGTATGCAACTAGCAAAAGATATGGGATTTGTAGCATTTAGAGCAAAGGTTAGCAAAAGATTTATAAACAGACCTATTACAGGATTAGAACCACCAGAAATTTATTCTCCTAAGCCATCATATGGTAATGTTAGCTGCCAAGCACTTAATGAACACAGTGTATATATGAATTATCTTGGTAATTTACAACCATGTTGTTTTCTTGGCAACCAATCATATGGCATAGAAGATTTTAATAATATTATTAATAATTGGACAGATACGTGCATTGAAACATGCAGTGTTGTAAAAAATGTAAGCAATTTTGGTGCGCAATGGTATCGTGAGATTTATTTTTAATGTTAAATCGAAACCTATGGATGATATGGCCAACTGGTTATTATGGCAGTTATATTCACTGGTTGATAAGTCGTGCTGAACAAGATTTAAGCAAAAATACGATTGATAATCCATTTTTTAACAATGGTAGCGCACACGCTCACATAAAAAACCCACCGCACCAAACTATTGAATTTCAAATTCAAGCAATGTTACGCAATCGTTATCCTACGGGAACAATATATCCTATAGGCATACGCAGCAATGTCAGTTATAATTCTGATAACCATAATTGGATGAAAAGTTTTGAAAATACGTTTTTTTGGATTATGCGTATTGAAAATGAACCTGTTATTATTAATTTATACAATGGCGGCAATGATTATCATACTAAACTAGCAGCAATAAATGTATATCATAAAGAACATTGGATTATAGAAACTGTTCCAGATAGCAATGGGTATTATCCATTTAAAGATAATGATAAGCTATTTGCAAGAAATTACTTGGTTGAAAATTGGAAACACATATATCCATGGCATAATGAACAGCTTTCGACAAATACTGTAGATTTATATCGTGAAGCAATGAACAAAAGTTTGCAATTGCGACATGAAAAAGAAGGTTGGGAATATAATAAAGAAGATAATTGGATACATGCAAGTGGAAAATATCTTTATAATATAGAGATTGCTACGGTTTTGCAACCAAATTTTATTGATATACTTGCAGATATAATGTCGCATTGTGCTATTGGTAACTTTGATTGGGATGCAGTTCGGCATATTCATGATGAATTTATTAATAAACAACATCCATTTGTTAGTATTGCAAATAATTTATATACACAATGTAAAAATTTAGTGTATAATCCAATATTAGATAATAATATATTATATGCAGCACTTGCCATCGACACACTCAAAGAAGAATATGAGTTACCTGAATCATGGCACTTGCTTACTTTAAAAGAAATAATTGAGAGTTTGAATGACAAGTAAAAGTAAGAATAAAGGCAATAGTTGGGAGCGAGATGTTGCTAAACACCTAACAACGTTGTATGGTGAAACATTTATTCGTGCGCCAGGTTCGGGTGCCTATGTAGGTGGAACCAACAATAAACGCAAGCAATTCTTACATGAAGGACAGATTCGCTCGTTTAAAGGTGATATTATACCTGGTCAAAGTTTCCCTAAGTTTAACTGTGAATGTAAAAGTTATGCAGATTTTCCCTTTCATCAACTGTTTAGTGGTAGTTGTAAGCAACTCGATGTATGGTTAGACCAGTTAATGGATGCCAGTGATGATGGTGATTTTAATATCTTAATCATGAAATTTAACCGAAAAGGCAAGTTTGTAGCAGTACAATTTGACCAATACTATGATCATCCGCTTTTTGTAGAATATCATATGCTATACCAATATCGTGATATTCGTTGGGCTATTATGGATTATGATCGTTTTTGGACGATGAATAAAGATTTTGTGAGTATTGCCTGTGCGTAAAGCATTAATTATTGGTGGAACGACTGGTATTGGGGCAGCAATTGGTGAGTTGTTGCATGATAATAATATACTTGTAACCACTGTTGGTAGGCAAGAATTTGATGTTTGTAGTATAGATTATTATACACAGTTGCATGATTATGATTATCTTGTTTTAAGTTGTGGCATTGACCCACGTGGTAATGTGCCACATTTACAGCAAAATTGGTCAGATATTGAAATTACACTACAAACTAATTTGATTGGTCAAATGAAATTTACTCACAGCTATCTTAATCAACGCAAAAATAAGTGGAGTAAGGTTGTTTTTATTGGCAGTGCGCATAATGGCGACCACATTTTGCACAATCGTCTTGCCTATGGACTATCACGATTTGCACAACGTGCTTATATAAATGCTCTTCGGCATGAAATAAATGATACAAATCATGGCATATTGCTTGTGCGAGTAGGCAAATCACGAACAAATATATTAAAAAACAGATTACTTGATAGTTGGACACAAGAAAAAGATGATGAATATTATAGTGATTTGCATCTATCAATGGATGATATCAAACAAAGACTTTCACTTGCATTATTTGATGAACAACATTATACACAAGAAATTATATTAGCTACAAAACCAATATAAATACCCACGGAGTAAGGCCGCAAGACCTCGGAATCCCACCTGACGCCTAGAGTATTGTACTCTTTTACTAGCGTGACACGCCTAGAACGCCAGCCGTAGCATTAAAAATGCAAACTCCTTCTTAATAAAATTGCTATTTTAGTTTAACTCTGTTATGTTAAAGAGAAGGAGAAAACATGTTTAACAGAACCATTACCACTATTGCACTAATTGCTGCTCTCGTTACTGCAGCACATGCTGAAACTGAAGTTCGTGTAAATCGTATGCTGAAATATGCCAGCAGCGAACCACTTCTATATAAAATTGCTGAACTACTTCCGCAATATGCTGCTAAAGAAGGCATCAAAGATGTCAAGATATCATATGTAGATATCTTAGAAAGTACTAAAGCAAACGAAGCCTTGTTATTGGGGCAAATTGATATTATCTTTGGCGGTGTCAATAGTTTCGGCATCCTATTTGATAAAGACCCATCTAAAGTTAAGTTACTTGCTGGCGCAGAAGAATATGATCAGTGGTTAGTATGTGGCAATCCTAAGATTAAATCATTAAAGGATATCACACCATCTACTAAGATTGCCATGAAAGGTATGAATAGTGGCGAACAAATGCAACTACGTCAATATACTGCCGATAAGTTTGGCGATAAAGAATATGGCAAATTTGATAGTAATATTGTTGTAATGCCTCGTGATATAGCAGTTGCACAGATTACTAAGCAAAATCCTGAGATTGATTGTGGCATCGTAGGCGTTCCGTGGCAAAACATTGCTGTTAGCAAAGGCGCACATATCGTAGCACATAATGACAATCCTACAAAAACTGTTGGCGTATTGAATGTTGTATATGCTACATCAAAATGGTTGGATAACAATCCTAAACTTGCTCGTGCTTGGGTAGCTGCTCAAAAGGCTGCTATTGAAGAATTTGAAAAGAATCCACGTCCAATGCTTATTAACTATATGACAAAGGATGAAGTAAATGATCCTACGTTAAGTGAATTAATTGAACAGAAAAAACAAAATGTTGATGTTTATCAATATAAGCCAACCAGCGGCTTAAAGTATATGGATTTCATGTATCGTGTCGGCATTTTAAATGGTGCTGGCAAAGATAAGAAGCATAGTGACATGGTTTGGGACGAAAAGTTAGTCAAGTGATTAACCTTAGTAACCATACAGTTACAGTTTGTGATACCATTCCACTGTTTGCACCGATAGATTTGTCGGTGCAGACAGGGGAAATTGCTGTTATTATGGGAGCAAGTGGAGTAGGCAAGACTAGCTTGCTTGCTTCCATTGCAACCCGAACGGATGTTATATTCAAGAATCAATTTCGTGTTTTTCAAGAAAGTCATCAATTGTTTCCATGGATGACTGTTCGAAAAAATTTAGAATTAGTTTGCCAAAAACCATATATTGATTTGGTAAAGCGATGGAATCTAGAACAATATCTAGATCATAGCCCAACAAATTTAAGTGGCGGTCAGCGCCAACGATTCACGTTAATTCGTGGTTTATGCAGTGGATTGCGCACATTGTTATGCGACGAGCCTCTAAGCGCCTTAGATGGTCTTACAGGGGCAACTGTTGCAAAAGATTTCCGTGAGATTGTTCATGAAGAAAATTTAACCGTAGTATGGGTTACACACAATGTAACCGAAGCAAGAATTGTCGGTGACAGCATATATTTGCTCAGTAAAAATGGTCTCAAAAATATAACCGAAGAGGATGATTTAATTGTTTCGATCCTTTCTTTATAATATTTTAGCCCTTTCACTTATATTAGTAGGATGGCATATTTTATATCTTGTTGTTCAAGAACCACTTATATTTCCAGATAGCACAAGTATATTATCTGCACTGTATGATCTTATATGGACAGCTAAATTTTGGTTTAGTTTCTATTATACTATGCGAACACTGTTGTTAAGTTATATTATTGGCATGTTTATAACCATTGTTATTATATTACTTTGTATAAAATATAGTTGGTTAAAAGCGTTATTTGAACGTTATTGTGCATATTTCAATCCACTGCCAAGTTTCGTGCTGGTACCCTTTATGAGCCTGTTTATGGGGCTAGGTGCGGCGGTTGTGTATAGTATCATCATATGGAATATAGTATGGCAAAGTGGGTTACAGGTACTCAGAGCCATTGAAACGGTAAATGAACAATGGGGCAAGCATGTGCAAAATCTGCAATGGAGCGGCACAAAGGCACTTACTAAAGTTTATATACCTGCTGCTATTAGTAATCTAATAGGTATCGCAAGTACAAGTTGGGCAAATAGTTGGCGAATATTGATTAGTTTAGAAGTAGTATTTGGTAGCATTGGCGGTTATTTTGGATTAGGTTCATATATTATTGATGTTAAAAGTAAATTGGACATTGACCAAATGTATGCTATTCTATTTGTTATTGCATTAACAGGCGTTATTATTAATGGTTTATTGAATAATTTAAAGAAGAAATATAGTTATTAAAGGAATTACTATGACTTGGTTTTATAAAATTTTAGAAGATTTGCCGCATGTTCCGCAACATTTGATTGAACGTGCTTATGAGCAGATGGATACAGAATTAGAACAAATGCCGCAAGGCGAACAGCAAATCGATTGGAATAAGATTACCACAGATACTATTATTGTCGATGGCGTCAAGAAAATTAATGCTCCAAATCTAGCATATAGTTTAGATGATGAAATGCGTGATTGGGTATATGATAATATTACAGACAAGAGTGTAGTTAATATTCGCATTGCTAAAGCAGATACAGGCAAAGATGGTAAGGATACAAATGGCGCTCATTGTGATTTAAGTCGCAATTATAGTTTAATTTACCTTCTCGATGGTGGCGGCGAGGATCATAAAACAGTGTTTTATCATGAACATGGCAAGCCACTCTTGCGAAATAATGGTGACCGTTGCAATGACCACAGCTTATTGGATGTCGTTGAAAGTTTTCAAATACCGTTGCGAACATGGACAGTAATACAAACTCGTATATTACATGGCGTTCGTAACATTCCACGTCCCAGAATCAGTATCCAAGTTGGATTAAACAACGTTGAAGGTTTAGGAATTAGTGAATAATTTTCGTGTAGATTACAACAATAACATGTATTATGTTGTAAATGGACAGCGTATCTATAGTAAGATAGCCGCTATCCATGCTGCACGTGGCGATATGGATAAAATATCTTTTCATTGGATGGAAGAGATATGGGATAATGTTGATTGGTCAAACGAACCAAATGAGGATTGGTATGATTTGCTGCGCACACGATGCCAGCAATTGCGTGACAAATACAAATATTTGGCACTGTGGTATAGCAGCGGTTATGATAGTCACACCATTTTACGCAGTTTTGTTGATAATAATATCTTACTTGATGAATTATTAATATATGACCGTGGTGATTTCTTTAATGATCCTGAAACAAAATTTGCATTACAACATGCACAATATGTAAAAGAAACCTATTATCCTAATTTAAAAATTAACCACATCAAGATAAATTTTAAATCATTGGCTAAATTTTATAATGATTTAGGTGAAGATTGGATATTTCATCCTGGTTGTTCGTTGAAACCTGGCAAAACAAGTCGTTATTTCAGCACTAATATAACTGAAGATTTTTTAAACCACACCACCAAGAAAAGTGATCGTGGTGATATCATGGGTGTTGATAAGCCTAAGTTAATATTACGGGATGGTAAATGGTATGCTTTTTGTCCTGATGGCAGCACTGCTGATTTTATTGGGTCAAAACATGAAAATTTCTATATAACAGGCGAACTACCACAACTTCATCTAAAACAAGTACATAAAGCAATCAATTGGTTTGACTCATTGCCTGAGTTTAACGATGATATTTTGCATGATGTTCAAGGTCGCAGTAGAGTGATAGATGGGCCACATAAAGAATATTTTGCAGCGTGGAATCATGCCATAGGACGTTATCCTATGTTTTATAGTCATGGAACTTCAATTAATGGCAATATTAAGACGTTTCATCTAACAAATAGCGAATATTCACCAGACAGCACAAGTTTCTATGAATACATAAAAAATAGTGACAAACGTACTTTTAAGATATATACTCAAGGCTTAGTAGAAGCAAGAAAATACGACAGCGGCACATCAGGCTCATTGGCAGATAAAACTTTTATTGGCAAACAATACTTCGTTAAACCACAGGCATATCAGGCATCTCAGGCACCATAGTCCTTATTATCAGAAAACTAATTGAAGGTTGTCAGCACCCCGACATTGCTGTATGGACAACGTTTGGCTAACGATAGGCTAAACGATGAGGCTCTGAGAAAAAGCAACCTCAACTTACATATGTTCGCTAACAAGGGTATATGTAGGGTCCGTTGGTTATAATCTACAGGATGTGAAGGGGTACCGGCTAACCGCCCCACTCAATTATACGAGTTCCGTTTGTTAGTGTCTATTTGATGGCTCAAATGAAGCGTCTTAGACATGGATTTCCTGCTTAAGGAAATCTATGTCTAAAATCTGGTCTAAATGAAACTGTAAAGATTAATTATAATAATATTATTAAGAGCGAAGCGAAAAGGTGAGTGAGCGATAGCGAACGAACTGATGTGCAAAGCACATCATATAACCTTAGAAATAAGGTAATCCGCTCTTCTTAGTAGTTTCCATATGATCTTCAACCATCTTAGCAATAATCTGGCGTTCTGTAACACTCATGTTCATGCCTTCGGTATAGGTAAGACCACCACGCATATGCCAACACATCTCTAAAATATTCTTTTTAATAGATTTTACTTCTTTTTCATAACCTTCCACCATTGCCATGATCTCTTCATGTGAGAGATTTAGGATAGTGGAACGAAAAAATTTGCGTAATCAAAAACCATACTTACGTTATATTCATGATTACATTCTTCACAAACTACACGTGCAGGTTTAATACTGCCCTCGTCGCTAATTTCTTTTAGTTTAGATTGTACTGCTCTAATTGTTGGATTAGGTGCATTTTTATAAAAATCAATAATATATTCTTGTTCGCTTACAACATCACCACTTTCAGTAGTAATACTTTCTGTGCTTTGTGCTAATATATTAATGTTATTATCAATTATTTTTTGTAAATGAATATCAAATTGTGCTTTACGAGTATCAGCATCAATATCTTCGTTATTAATTAATTGAATGATTTTTTGTTCTTCAAACTCATTCATATTATTTTTGTTACTTTGATAGTAATTTTGTGGTTTAAACTTAAATGTTAATCCATCTTGCACAAGAAATTTATTATAGTCTGGACTGCGTAATGTCAATAGCATGTTAGTTAATGCAATACCATGTGAATTTTCTGCTTCACATGCAGTGCATTTACTATCCATTTGCATAGTATCGCCATAGGTTGCTACTCTAATTGCAATAAGAATAGCATCCATATCAATTGTTGGTGCAGCCCATGCATTCTTAATTTCAGGTATGCAACTTTCTATAACGCTTACTACGCCTTGACCATTCATCAGCGCATCAGGTGTTCGTAGCATGATTTCATCTTTAGTAGTCATTGGCATAACCGCTACTTCACCGCTTGCTGGTAAAATTATACTGCCGTTGGGCCAATATTTTCCGCCGCTTGGCAATTTTAAAAAAATTGCTGGTTGGCGAAAATGTCCTGAAAGTGGATTAGAATTTTGCATTTTTTAAGTTCCATAAATAATTGATAAAGGTATTTAATAAGATAAAAAAATGGCTATAGATAATGCTGATCTAGAAAAATTACTAGAAACTTTAGTTGATAAATTAACTTCAGCAAATAGCAGATTTGGTGGATTGGATAAATCTATTGAATCTGTTCGTAAATCTATGGAAGCTCTCCAACGAGGAGAGCAAGGCATAATTGATCAAGATTTGCTTATAAAGAAAGCTGCGATTGATTATACAAAAACAGTTAAAGAAGCAACTAATGCTCAAAAGCAAAAAAGACTAAGCGATGTTGAAGCAAATATTGCTATACAAGATGCTAAACTTAAAATTGAAACACTTAAAGACCAATTTCCTGAATTAGGCGTAAAAATTGAAGAGCAGATTGCTCAACTTGAAAAAAGCGAAGCTGCACAAGAAAAAGAAGTAGCTGTTCGTTTGCGTAATGCAAAAATTATAGACACTTCAAGTAAAGTTTTAAGTGGGTTAGGAACAGTAGTTAGTGGTATTATAAGTGGATACCGAGGTGCTGGCAGTGAAATTGCACAAGGTGGTGCTTTATTACAAACTACGCTTGGTGTAGTTGGCTCTGCATCTTCGCAAGTAGGACAAGGTTTAACTTCTGTTGGTCAAGCAGCATCAAAAACTGCTTCTACTATGACTGGCAGTTATGGAACTGCTCTTAAAGTAGCTGGTGGTCTTGCACAAGGTGCGGGCATCGCTCTTGGTATATTTGGTAAAGGTGCAGAAGCATTATCAAAAGTAATGCCAGTTCTTACCAATGAACTTAATATGGTATATGGTGCATTTGGTAAGATAAACGCAGTTGGCGCTACATTTGCTGGCGGTATTACTGAAATGCAAAGTGCAGCAAAAGATGTAAATTTAACACTGCCTGAGTTTGCTGACGTGTTACAATCAAGTGCTGAACAACTTACAGCAAGCGGCGGCGGTATTATCCAAGCTGCAAAGCAAATGGGTCAAGTTGGCATGGTAATGCGTCAAACTGGCATTGCTCAAGGATTGCGTAACTTAGGCATTGAATATAAAGACCAAGCAGGTTTAATCGCAGATACTATGGCTAACTTTGCTGCTACAAATCGTTTGCGTGGCGCAAGTGAAGAAGAATTAGCAAAATCCACAGGCGATTATGCAAGCAATTTAAAAGTATTAAGTGGTATTACTGGCGAAGATGCAAGAAAAGCACAGGAACGAAATCGTCGTGCTGCATTTGATGCTGACGTTTATGCAAAGCTACAAAAGATGGGACCAGATGCTGTTGCTAAATTCCAAGCACAATTGGAAATTTTTCAAAAAGCTGATCCAAGTGGTAAGCTAGCTGAAGCATTTAAGCAACAATTTGCTGGTGTTACTAATAGCACTGATCCTGCAATTCGTTCGCTAATGCAATTGCCTGGCGCTGCCGATGCTTTTAAAGGCGCAATCGATGCTATTAATAATCCTGCAAACGATTTAGCAACTACAACACGTGGCGCAGTTGGTTCTGTTGAAAACTTGCGTAAGGTTTTCAGTGATAATGTTGATAAACTTGTACCATTAAGTGCGGCTGCTCGTGCTGGTGTAGGCGGAATTGTGGGTGATATTAACACTGTGTTTGGCAATGTAGTGTCGCAAACAGGATTGACAGTTGAAGCATTTGATAAACAAACTGATGCATTGACAAAAGCAAAAGCTGGCACAGACCCTGTAACTGCTTCAATGAATCAAGCAGCAGATAGTGTTCGACAAATGAACTTGGCTATCCAAACTGAATTTTTACAAAGCGGTGTATTAACAAAATTTGCAGATGGTATTAAAACAGCAACAAGTGATATAGCAAGTGCAATATCTGCAATTTCTGGAAAAAAACCTAATAGTCAAGATTCTGATACATTATTTGGTAAAATTACAAATTGGTTAGGCACACCGGGTAACTTAAGTGGAGCATTAACTGGAGCAGGCATGGTAACTCAAGGAGTAGGTATTGCTGCTGATGTAACAGGAGTTGGTGCTACTGCTGGTATTCCATTAAACATAATTGGTGGTGTCTTAGAAGGTTTAGGTGGTCTTGCTGGTATGTTGGGATTTGCTAGTGGTGGTATTTCAAGCGGACCAAGCAGCGGTTATCTTGCAAAACTACATGGCACAGAAGCAGTGTTACCTGAAAATTTAACATCTATGCTGACCGAAATGGCAGATAGTTATGCTAATAATCCACAATCTGCAGCAGTAGATGCTACACTTTTAAACAACACTGCTATGAGCAGTGATAACACAAAATATGCAGAAGCATCCGCAAATTTCTTAGAAACACTTAATCGTAAGATGGATTTATTAATTTCTGCAACCAATGAAGTTGTGCGTCATACAAAAGATACAAGTGTAAGAATTGCATAACCCCCCATCATATCTATAAATATCTCTACAAGGATTTACAAATGGGTTGGAAAAAGCATTGGCGTATTGTAAATGATGGGGCATATAGTCCTGTTAATGGCAGCGTAACAGATTATAGCAGTTATAATTATCTTGGCTCACAGGCTAATGCTGCATATCGCAATTACCAATCTATGTTGCCAGATGTTTATAGCGGACATCCTAATCGTATTGATCGTTATACTCAATATGAAAATATGGATTTAGATAGTGAAGCTAATAGCGCACTTGACATTATAAGTGAGTTCTGCACACAAATTAGTGACGATACCAAGACTGCATTTGATTTGCATTTTCACGAGGATGCAACTCAGAATGAAATTATGATCCTAAAGGATCAATTAAAATCTTGGTATAATCTAAACGAATTTGATCAGCGTATGTTTAAAATTTTCCGCAATACTCTTAAGTATGGCGACCAAGTATTTGTTCGTGATCCAGAAACCTATAAATGGTTTTGGACTGAAATGAATCGTGTATCTAAAGTTATTGTCAATGAAAGTCAGGGTAAAGTTCCAGAAATTTACTATATCCGTGATTTGAATCCTAATCTACAAAACAATACTATTACAAGACCACCTGGTCCAAATGATTCTTATGCATTTGCACCATATATGGGTGGTAGTCGTAGTTATACTGCAGGTGGTGAAGTATTTTCACCGAACACACGTTTTGGTGCAGGAAATAATGAGTTTCCTGTTGCTGCAGAACATGTCGTTCATCTTAGTTTGACAGAAGGTTTAGATGTTAACTGGCCGTTTGGCGTTAGTTTGTTTGAAGCTATCTTTAAAGTATTCAAGCAAAAAGAACTATTAGAAGACGCCATTCTAATCTATCGTATCTCTCGTGCGCCTGAACGTAGAATGTTCAAGATTGACGTAGGCAACATGCCAGCACATCTTGCAATGCAATTTGTTGAGCGTGTTAAGAATGAAATCAATCAGCGTCGTATTCCAACACAAAGTGGTGGTGGGCAAAATTTAATGGATGCTTCATATAATCCAATGAGCATGAATGAAGATTTCTTCTTTCCACAAACTGCAGAAGGTCGTGGTAGTAGTGTAGAAGTACTACCAGGTGGTCAAAATCTTGGTGAAATTGACGATCTACGATTCTTTACTAATAAGATGTTTCGTGCGTTACGTATTCCAAGTTCATATTTGCCAACAGGTCCAGAAGATAGTGATCGTTCATTTACAGATGGCAAAGTAACAACTGCACTTATTCAAGAATATCGTTTTAATGAATATTGCAAACGCTTACAGAAATATATTTCACCTAAATTTGATGATGAATTCAAGTTGTTTTTAAAACATCGTGGATTTAATCTTGATAATAGTATCTTTGAATTACGTTTCAACGAGCCACAAAACTTTGCAGCATATCGTGAAATTGAACTAAATGCTAGTCGTATTGCTGGTTTTACTCAAATTAATCAAACAGATTATTTGAGTAAGCGTTTTATGCTTAAGAAATATTTGGGTCTAAGTGAAGTTGAACTTGCTGAAAATGATAAAATGTGGCATGAAGAACGTAGTGAAGGACAACCAGAATCACAAATGCAAGGCGCAGATTTGCGTAACGTTGGTGTAACACCTGGTGGCATCAATACAGATATTGAAACTATTGGCGATATCGAAGGAGCAGGCGCAGAAGCTACGCCAGCAGGCGGACCACCGCCAGAACCAGGTGGTGAAATTGGTGCAGGCGGCGTACCAAGTCCAACTGGTGGAGCAGGCGGTGCGCAAGGTGGCGCTACTGCAGGTGCGGCATTGGGTGGCGGCGCATAACTACACTAAATAAATTCACTAGGAAATTTTAATATGCTGTTAAATGAGATGTTTAATGATAACAATGGTGAATATCAAGACTTAAGCCATGATAATAGTGTATCTAAAATGACTGACTTGCGCAAAACTAAATTAACACTTGCACAAATTAATCAATTGCGTAAAATGAATGACCAACGGAATGTTGAGTATGCAGAAGAAATTGGACGAGTAAGAAAGCAGTATGGCACAACAGCCGCACCTCAACCAGGTTTATAATTCACAAATTCGTCAAAATCAACCTATTTGAAGATATATTTAATAATAGTTATTAAATATAAACATAGGACAAAATCCCACAGGAGTTTAACATATGCGTAATAGTTACGAACAACTTATTGAATACATCATCAATGACGATGTAGAAAAGGCTAAAGAACTATTCCACAACATTGTTGTTGGAAAGAGCCGTGAACTTTATAATGATCTAATTGCTGAAGAAATGTCAGATGAAATGGATGAAAACTATGACCATGACATGGACGAAGCAGGCAGCATGGATCAAACTGATGACATGATGCATGACATTGAAGCTGACCATGAAGGTATGGGTCATGATGATGATGGCATGGATATGGATATGGGCGACAATGACGACATGGACATGGACACCGATGGTGATATGGACATGGGTCATGAAGAAGGCGAAGGTGGCATGGAAGACCGTGTTATGGACCTTGAAGATGCACTTGACGAACTCAAGGCTGAGTTTGAAAAGCTAATGGCTGATGAAAAAGATGAGCCAGAACATCATGATGGCTCACACGATCCAGATTTTGCAGAAGAAGGTGTTGTTCGTGAATACGTAGAAAAGGTTGCAAACCCAGGCAATAGCGAAGGCATGCCAGTTGGTGCAGTTAATAGCTACAAGTCTTCAACTCAGAAGAAGAGCGTAGTTGCTAGCAAGAACGACATGGGCGGCACTGCAAAGAACATCGCACAGAAATCTTCAAACGAAGACCCAGATGGCAAGGCTTATAAAGGTCCAAGCAATGAATATAGCAAGGGCGAAGGCAAGCTAAAAGGCGCAGGCAATTTTGAAAACGTACCAGGTGCAAACGCTGGTAAGGCTTTCTCAAATGCTAAGAAGCCACAAAGCGCAGAAGGCAAGTTCGCTACAGGCGGCGGTCCAAACGTTAATAAGAAAGACGTTTTACCTCGCTAATAAGGAAAGAAAATGAATAATTTGCTAGTAGAGCATCTCAGTTACGATCAGGCTATGATGGAAATGACTCATTCAGATGAAGGTAAAAACCTTTATCTGAAGGGTATTTGTATCCAAGGTGGCGTTAAGAACGCTAACCAACGTGTATATCCTATCAATGAAATCAATCGTGCTATTGAAACGTTAAACAAGCAAATTAAAACAGGTTATAGTGTGTTGGGTGAAGTAGATCACCCAACCAACCTACGTATCAATCTTGACCGTGTAAGTCACATGATTACAGAAATGTGGTTAGATGGACCAAATGGTTTTGGAAAGATGAAGATTTTGCCCACCCCAATGGGTAATTTAGTTCGCACCATGTTAGAAAGTGGTGTTAAACTAGGAGTAAGCAGTCGTGGATCAGGTAATGTTAATGAACATGACGGCGCAGTAAGCGATTTTGATATCGTTACTGTCGATATTGTAGCACAACCCAGCGCACCTAATGCCTACCCAACTGCAGTCTATGAAGGACTGATGAATATGAATGGTGGGCAACGTATTCTGGATATGGCTAAAGATTTAAATAAAGATCAACGAGTTCAGAAATACTTACAGGAATCAGTCCGTAAGTTTATTGCTGAATTAAAGATATAAGTTCAGGAGAAATTAATGTTCGAAGCTCTAAAACCATTACTAGAAAGCGGACTTCTGAATGAAGACACTCGTAAGACTCTAGAAGAAGCATGGAATGCTAAGCTAGATGAAGCACGTGGTGAAATTCGTGCAGAAATTCGTGAAGAAATGGCAGGTCGCTATGCACATGACCGTGCTGTTATGGTAGAGGCTCTGGACAAGATGGTTAATGAATCACTAACTGCTGAAGTTCGCAAGATTGCAGCAGAACGTGAATTAGTTAGCGAAGATCGTGTAAAATTTACACAGCAAATGATCAACAAGGCTAAGAATTTCGATTCTTATTTAAGTGAATCACTAGCTAGTGAAGTTAGCGAACTACGCAATGACCGTATCAATATGCAAAAGAATATTGCAAAGTTAGAAGCATTTGTTGCTGAAAACCTGCAAGCTGAAATTTCAGAATTTGCACAAGACAAGGCTGATCTCGCACGTACTAAGGTTGCAGTAGTAACTGAAGGTCGTAAGAAGTTAGAAACTCTTCGTGATAGTTTTGTTAAGAAAGCAAGTGCTCTTGTAGAAAATACAGTTACAACCCATCTGCGTTCAGAATTAACTCAACTTAAAACTGATATTCAAGAAGCAAAAGAAAACAACTTCGGTCGCAAGATTTTCGAAGCTTTTGCAACTGAATTCGGTGCAAGCTATCTTAACGAACGTGCTGATATTAACAAGCTAACTAAGAAGATGAATGAAATGATGAATCAACTTAGCGAAGCGCGTGAGCAATCAGAACGTGCAATGACTGAAGTTAAGAAGAAAAATGATGAAATACGCCGCATCAACGAAAGTATCGAAAGAAAAGGCAAAATCAACGATTTGCTTGGTCCGCTAAGCAAAGAAAAAGCCGCTGTGATGTCAACACTGCTGGAATCAGTCCCAACAGATAAATTAGACGCAGCATTTAAAAAGTATCTCAATCCAGTTATGGAAGGTACTGTATCAAGTCCTGTTAAAAAGGAAATGATTGCAGAAAACCGTAAAGAAGTAACTGGTGATCGTACTGTTAAAGCAGATCAGAGTTCAAACAACATTGTTGAAATGAAGCGTCTGGCTGGACTAATAAGAAACTAATTAATTGGAGAAGACCCTATGACACAAGAACTAATTGAAGGACGTTGGGACGAAACCAAAGCAGCCCTATTGGAAGGCTTAAGCGGTAATCGTCGTACTACAATGTCAATGGTATTGGAAAATACCAAGAAGTACCTAGCAGAAAATGCAACTGCTGGTGGTACTGCAAGCGGTAACGTAGCAACACTTAATCGTGTTATTCTACCTGTTATCCGTCGTGTTATGCCCACTGTTATTGCCAACGAAATCGTTGGTGTTCAGCCTATGACTGGACCAGTTGCGCAGATTCACACTCTACGTGTTCGCTATGCAGATAGCTTCACAAGCAATGGTACTGGACAGTTTGGTACCAATGCAAACATCAATGACGAAGCACTTTCACCATTCAAGATTGCATCTGGTTATTCAGGCGCTCCATCAGGCGTTAATAGCGCAGACGGTCGTGCTGGTTTCACTGCTGCACTTGAAGGCACACCAGGTCGTCGTTTGAACGTTCAGATTCTAAAGCAACCTGTTGAAGCTAAGACTCGTAAGTTATCAGCACGTTGGACTTTTGAAGCTGCTCAAGACGCTCAAGCAATGCATGGTCTAGATATCGAAGCTGAAATTATGGCAGCTTTGGCACAAGAAATCACTGCTGAAATCGATCAAGAAATCCTTTACAGCCTACGTGCTCTTGCTGCAAGTGAATTTACTTTCAACCAAGCTACTGTAAGTGGTACTGCAACATTCGTTGGTGACGAACACGCTGCTCTAGCAGTTCTAATTAACCGTGCTGCTAACCTAATTGCACAACGTACTCGTCGTGGTGCAGGTAACTGGGCTGTTGTTTCAAGTGCTGCATTGACTGTTCTACAGTCTGCAACTACTTCAGCATTCGCTCGTACTACTGAAGGTGCTTTTGAAGCCCCAACAAACACTAAGTTCGTTGGTACTCTAAACGGCGCAATGCGTATCTATGTAGATAGCTATGCAACTGATACCATCCCAGTACTAGTTGGTTATAAGGGTACAAGCGAAGCAGATGCTGCTGCGTTCTATTGCCCATACATCCCTCTAATGTCAAGTGGTGTTATCCTTGATCCATCAACATTCGAACCAGTTGTTGGCTTCATGACTCGTTATGGTTACATTGAATTGACTAACGTAGCATCCAGCTTCGGTAACGCTGCTGACTACCTAAGTGAAATCGCAGTAAGCAACCTTTCATTCCAATAATATTGGTTTTGATTACAAAAAAGAAAAAGCCCCTAAAAAGGGGCTTTTTTATTGTCTTAATTTTTTATTAAAAAATTAACGACGAATATATCCAGCAGCAATATTAGGAATGTCGCAACGTGAAACACCAATATCTGCAAGATCACGATTAGTTAGGTTACTTAATTCGATTACTGTGCGACGGTAACGATTGCGTTCAGCCAGTTTTTTTGATATGTAATTTAATAGGTTCTGCATATTTTTTCTCCACTTGTTATGCATTTTACGCACATATTTATTGCAGTGCAATATAAATTTAACTGCATTATATACTTCTCTGGTATGCGTTAAAACATAGGTATGCAATCATTCAAATTATGGTAAATATAAGATATTAGGATATAAGCATGGTTCTGCGTCGTTATTTTGGTAAGATAAGCCCTCTTCAAATTGGTAATCTTGTTGGTCATGAAGGTGAATTTGTCATCGATGAATCAACAAATTACGTATATGTTATGGATGGTGTAACGCCTGGTGGGCAAAGAATACTTTATACCAATGTTAATGC